AATATAGTTACTTGTGTACAAAGAATGTATAATGTAGGACCACAAGAAGGAAGTAGAAATAATACTATATTAAGAATAGCATCTCATTATAAAAGAAACGGTATTAATTCAGCAGCATGTAAAGCAGCACTATTACATTGGAATAATAATATGTTAGATGAAGACCAAGTAATAGAAAAAGTAGAATATGTTTATAATAGTGGAGTACAATATGGATGTAATGATGCTATAATGCATAAACATTGTAATCCTAGATGTATACATTATAAAAGAAAAGACTTAATTGTAGATGTTAAGACTGCTACAGATATGCAAGAAGCTTTACATGAAAGAATGACAACAGATTATAGTGGAAGGTCTATTCAATTATCAAGTATGTTAGGGATAGATGAAGAATGTGAGATATTACCTGGAGAACTAGTAACTATATTTGGGCCAACAGGGTCAAATAAGACTACATTAGCACATAATATAGTATTAGGTTATGATTTTGCTGGTAATACAATAGAACCTAAATACCAGGTACCCACATTATATCTATCATTAGAACTTAGTGCATCTTATCTACATAGAAGATCACTACAAATAGTATCAGGATGCGATAAAGATTACGTAAAAGAGAATTATGAATCTCTATATGAATCTAATCATGATTTATTACAGCATTTAGTTGTACAAGAATCACCTCCTACTGTTAAACTAATAGAACAAAAGATAACTGAATTACAACCAGCATTAGTAGTTGTAGACTATATAGATTTAGTAGAAACACCACGACAATATCAAGGAGAGTATGAGAAAATTAAATACATCTCACATAATTTATCATCTCTTGCAGTTAATAGAGATATAATAATAATTCAAGTATCTCAAGTATCAAGAGAATATAGTCGTAGTCAAGTATTAGATTTATATGCTGGTAAAGGTTCTGGAGCTATAGAAAATGCATCCAGGAAAGTTATAGGTATAAATGGTCAAGCTAAAGAAGACATGAAGACCATAAGTTTACTTAAAAATACAGATGGAGAACTATTTGAAACAGAAGTTAGATGGACTCCATCATTTAGATTAAGGAGGGTTCATGAGTCAGAAATTGACGACGCGTGATCTAATAGGCATGTTAATTGATTTAGAGCAAGACTTGGAATATTATGAAAATAATGCTCAAGACTTAGATGCTCAAGTATCAATTGCTGACGTAGAACAAAAAATAATAGCTGTTAAGAAACAAATAGCTAATAAAACAGATGGTATTGATTACTTTATGGTAGAAATGGGGAGACAATCTAGTTTAATTGATGCAGAAATAGCATCATTAACTACTGAAGTTGCAAGATTGAGAAATAAAAAGAAATCAATCAAAAAGACTGAAGACTATTTTAATAAAGAATTAATACCTATGATTATAGAAACTGCAGGAAACGATGGCGTATTTAAGACTGATACAGCTAAATATAAATTATATGAAACATGGGGGCCTATCGAGGTAATAGACGAAGAGGCAATCCCTAATGCATATAAAAGAGCTAAGATAGAAGTCGATAAGAAAGGCGCCAGAAAAGCTGTAATTGAAGCCGCAGAAAATGGAATGGGTATAGCAGGCTTCTCAATTAAAAAGGTTAAAAGAGTTAGGAGATCATAATGATTAACTTAAAACTAATAGGTTCTGCAAATACAATACCTTCAGGATTTTGGTTGACTATATTGTGGATATTTGCCGTAGGAATAAAGAATGGGAATGATAATCATGGGAGCTATGTTATGATATCAGTAGGAATATGGAGGCTATTAGCACATTTCACTCTAACCTTTGATACCAATGAATAAAAAGATGAAATCTTGGGAAGATAAGTTTATGCCTAGGTTAAAACCTGTGCATGCTCATTTTTCCAAGAAAATCTTTCACAGATTAATGAAGAAATCAGTAACATTGAAATCATCATTAAAGAGGAGATCAAAAGAATATGAAGTTAAATGCGAAATCAGCGTTGATGAAATTAGGAAATTATTTCTTAAGGTTTATGGGAATAAATGCAGATATTGCGAAAGACATCTTGATGTTAGGAATATGGTGTGTGACCATGTTAAGCCTCTTAGCGATGGTGGTGACAGTACTCCTAGTAATTTACAAATAATATGTGATAGATGTAATACCAGAAAAGGTAGTTTGTCTCATAGAGATTATAAAAGATTATTAGGATGGTTAAATCATCAATCAGAAGATATGAGAGATTATGTATTAAGAAAACTCGCAAAAGGAGATATCTTTAGATGAGAGTTAATATGGTAAATGCAGTAAGGGGTTTTATTACTGCTAACAAATCGTTAGCTGATAATGATATAGATTTAACGTACAATATATGGAAGTGGCAAATGACAAAGCTCAAGCCACCAGTCAATATTGACAAATTAAGTGCCAAAAATCTATTAAAACATATGAAAGAAAAGACTATATCAAGTCCTTATAATATCAGCAGATCAAGAAGAAAGTGTCAGGAAATGTATCCTGAGACAAGAGGAGAAGCATATGCAAGAAGACACCAACAGCAAGAACAGGTCAAATCAGACATTAGAGAGGCCGAACGAAACAGATAGACAAAAGCTAATAGAAGCTTTATCTCAAGCAATCGTTAACATTTCTAATCATTTGATGGCTATGAAGGACGAAATAATTGCTTTATCTGATAAGATAGAAGCATTAGAAAAAGAGCAAAACGATAAGTAAGTCGTGATAACTCGTCGGGTATAAGGCGGTAGATTCTGTGGAGGAGGCTACCGTCTTGTACAAACTTTAAATTAAATAGAGGTAAAATAAAATGGCGTATGATAAATGCGTATTACAACCTTTTCCTATGCAAGAAGACGTTAGGAAAGATATAGCTAGAAAAGCAGAAAAACTACCTAAGTTTATACCTGAATATAGGGATATGACACCTCCAGAGCGAAAAAAGAAAGCGATCGCAATTGCATCAGACAATGGAAGATGCTGGTGGATTGCTCAACATCTGGAGTTAACTATATGAAGATGACTCAATGCATGCAGTGTGGAAAATTTCTTTCCGCACTAGCGTGTCAATTTGGATGCCCTTATTGTGGCTTTAACGATGGATGAGATGCAAGAAATAACCCTAGTATAGGAGGAAAAAATGTCAAAGAAATTGACACTAAAAATCCTGAAGGAAGAAATAGATCAGGTAAAGAAGATTCTACAAACAAAATTAAGCATAAGCGAATACGAATTTCGAAGGAATTTAGAGAGAAAGATAGAGGGTATGGAAAAGAAAATGGACACACTTCCCAAACCTCCTTGAAAAAAAAGGAAACCTTTAGTTAAAGGTAAAACAGAGCCTGATTGGGGAGCATTGAAACGTGCCAAAGAGAGAGATGATGAATTAAGAAAACAACTGGAGAAAGAAAATGACTCTTGAAAAACAAATCAGAATCATGGATGAGATATTTACTAAATGTATCGACACTCATGAAAAAGGTCAAAAGGAATATGCTGGTGATAGTATGGACGTTTATGCCAACTTTAAAAGAGTAGCAAAACAAACTAATTTAGATAGAATGCAAGTTTTAATGGTCTATTTATTAAAGCATATTGATGGTATAGGTAATTATGTCAAAGGACACGAGACACAAAGAGAGCCTATACAAGGCAGAATAATAGATGCTATAGTTTATTTAACAATGCTATGGGGAATGATACAGGAAGGAAAAGAATGGTCTGAAAGAAATCCTAGAGATTACTATGCCACTAAAACGCCTGTTCCTTTATTTACGGAGGACCCAGATGGAGAATAGATATAAAGAAGCCAAAAAATATATTGAAAATATTACCAATGAACCATCTCCTAGAGAGGATTCAATAGAAGATATTGCTTGGAAGTTTACCCTTGGTGATGTTATATTATCTATAGCTGATCAGAAGGGGTTCAAAGATATTGAACCTGGAAGTGATATAGAAACATTCGATAACGATATTATTATCGGAACAAATTTATGCATTTTAGTTCGTAAGGCTAATGAGGAGACACTTAGTGAAGATGAAATTTCCGAAAGCCAGCCGAACCCTGATGATGAATCAGCGGACCTGGGCTATGAAAACTCCTAAAATCGATTTAATATTTCACTATTGTGTGAGATTATTATTATGGTTAGCTTCGATATCAGGAATGACGTATAAACAGGTAAATGTATTAATATTTTGTATATTATGGCCAATATTAACTATTATATTAGGAATTGCAGCACTTCAATAGTGCTGTAGTTCTTTTTTTTTATTTTATGTCACACATACATCAGAAATTATTAGAATATCAATATAGAAAGTATGGAAAGAAAGCTTTCCTTAAGAATGGATTGCCTACAAAAGATCTTTCTCGTTTATCACACCACGAAGAGTAACAGGGTCAGTAATCTTACTATAAAGATTTCTACTTTCTAACCTAGCTAATTGAATTAATAAATCTTTACTTTCATCAATTCTTTCTTTAACAGTTAAATTAGGAAGATGTTGATTGAATTTATTATCATTCATATTAGGCTTCCCTGTTTTTACATTATGCCATAATTGCTTCCACATGTCTTTACGAGTTTTTACTTCATTCGGATTCAATGCAACGTCCCAAACATCTTCATACATTCTTTTGCCATCTATATACAAATCATCTTTGAATCCTCCCATAACAGAATGATAACCTTGTTTTGTATTAGTTGCATCTCTTCTTTTAACAATATTAACTACTTCATCGTATTTAGCCTTACCAGTAGGATCACTTCTATTAAATGAATACCCAGCTTTGTTTTTACGATAAGTACTATCAAAGCCTTTTAAAGATTCTTGAGTATCTAACCAAAAAGAAGGCCTATGAATAGGTTGACGCTCATTCATTCTTTTTATTATTTCTTCATCTGACATATTAATAGGTCCACGTCCTAGTGCTTTACGCTCTTTATTAACTCTTTTTCTCCAATCTCTGAGATATTCTTTTTGTATAGCAGGATTCATCCATATAGGCTCATCTTTTACAATGCTTTTTCCTGCTTGAATAGGATTTTTTATAACACTTTTATAAGGACCTAATTGATTGCTAATATTATATCCTATAGGAGCAGATACATTTGTATGAACCCTACCTACAGGTTTTGCAACGTTGTGCATTTTAGCGGCATGACGAGTTGCAGTACCAGCTCCATCTTTAGCTAACATTAAACTTATAGCATTTTTATTCCTTAATGCGACAGCAGCTAAAATACCTCCCATGGCTGCAGGAAACATCCATACTTGCTCTCCACTATTCTGTTGGCTCATCATCTTCCTTTTGAATTGACTTCATTTCTCTATGGAATTGACCATAAGGTATCCCTGTAAAGTTTTCTATTGTTCTGATAGGATTCTCTATGCTATTTTTAACATCTCTAGCTAACCTTCCAAATGGAAACATAGTCCATATATAATATTCAGACAGTCTAGAATAATCATTATTAACCATTGCGCTAAAAGTAGCGGGGCCAATCCTTGCTATAGGAGGTGTAATCACTTGGAGTGGTGCAATTTGAGTTGGATAAGCCCCGAAGAATGCTCTGTCTCTTGCTTTCTCATCTCCAAATAACCAATCTGCTGTATCTTGGAACCAATTCCAAGGAGCAGGTAAAGCATTTTCAAATATAGAGTATGCAAAGATATTGGACATACCTAACACAAACATATCAGTAGTCATAGTTCTCTTAAATCTTTCAAATTCAGGAGTACCAGGACGCCATCCATGTTTCTCAGCTTCAGCGATTACATCTTTCCTAAACCTAACAGCATTCCATGCCCACAATTGGAAACGTGTCATAACTTTTCCCAATGCAGAACGTGAAAAAGGAGGTCTATATGGAGCTGAATATAAGAATTGTGTTGCTTTAACACCTTTCTTAGCTTGTTCTATAAGAAACGGATGATCTAAAGGCATTTCTGCATTACCAATATTCTCTCTAGCTTGTAAATAGTGAGATATAAAAGCATCACGACGTAATGCGCGCTCAGGTTCTCGCATGAACCAAGCTGCTTTATGAAATGCATTCTCTGTAATTTTATGCTTTTTAGCTAAACTTATAAGAGTATGGTCTTTAACATGAGGATCTTTATTAAATAAAGACATAGCATCATCTACAAATGCCTTCCATCTACCAGTTCTAAATTGTGGATTTAATCCTGCTTCATATAATATAAAATCTGGAACAACACCATGTTTAACTGCCCATTTAGTCATATCGCCTTTATCTAGCCAATTCTTAGCTTCTCCAGGAAGATTAGTCCTTAGATACTCTACATTACGAGAATTTCTCCAATTTCTCCAACCTACTGATTGTACTGTATGTAATGTACCACCATATATATTGGCTATTGCTGATTTAGGATGCGCTAACAACGTTGCCATTTGATATCTGGCTTCTACATTTGACCAATGTCTTATGTGACTTACATCAACTCCTCTTAATTCTTCAGGAAGTCTTAAATCTTCTTTAATACCTAATTTTTTTCTTACATTATTTACAATACGTTTAACATTACTATCTGCCCACCAAGCATAAGGAGTACCTGCTATATTCATTCCACTATCTTTATTTAAAAAATGTCGAGGAATATTATTAGGGAACCCCATAGCATCTTGTGCGTATAATCTATAGAAATTCTTCCATGCTTCTACATGTTCTTTACCTTTAAATCCAAGATTATTAATTTCAAACTCTTCAATAGTAGCTCTGTTCATTATTTGAGCTAGTTGTCTATAATAAGTTTTAATAAGATTGTTTTGATATATTTCATAAACACCAGGATCTTTAGCCCAACCTCCTATATGATTATTACGAGACATCATATTACCTGTTCTAGGATTACTGTTAAACCATTTCATCCAATCACCATCTTTACCTTTAGCTATTTCTCTTAAAGCACCATCAAATGCTTGATATTCTATCATATCATGAGGTAACCAATCCCCTGTTAATGTTTTAGTTCTTATTAACATTTTTTTCTTTTCAGCGGCTTTTTCAGTAGGAGTTAATTCTGATTTTTCTATAAAATCTAAACCTCTTTTAAGAGATTGTAATGCAGCTTTATTGTCCATATGAGCATGAGGGAAGTAAACACTAAAATCCATTTGCCCAGTTTGACTTACGTCTTGTTTTAATATAGCTTTAGCTAACTTGCTATTAGTATCAGGAGATTGAAGCATCATACTTCTAGAGATTTCTCTAAGACCATCAAGGCCAAATTCGTTCATATCTACAGGTTCACCTTTTTTATATAGATTAGATATGTGTTTAGTGAATTTTACAATATCATATTTAGGAATTAAACCACCCTCGTCATGATGTCCTATTTGATATTTAGCTAAATTCTTTTTATTTTTAGAAATCCATTCTGTGTGTATCTTTTCATTTCTTTTAGTTATAACTTTATTTATATTATCAACGATTTGCTGACCAGTCATATTCTTATCTTTAGCTCCTAAAGATACTTTAAATTTCCTGTCTTTTAAATCATCCCATTTGTTTTTAGTTAAAGAATCTGTTATACTATCTTGATATTGTTTTATTCTATAATTTAAAACACTATCATAAGCATCTCCTCTTTTCTTACTAGCAATTTCATTGATCATAGGCTGCTCTCTTAATGCAACTGCTATTTCATATAATCTTTCACCTTCAGGAATAGATTCATAACCTGTTTCTTTAAGTAGTTCATCTCTAAGTTCTTGTTTTTGCAAATCATCATACCTTGTTGCTAAATCAACAGATGTTCCCGTAAAGAATTGCATTCTTTCTAAGTAATGTGTAGGTTTAGCCATTTTACCTATTTTACCAGTACCATCATAGTTTTGAAAGTACCCTTGTTCGTACGATAATACTATATCTTCCATCATTCTTTCTTTATTGGAAGTTAAAGGAAACTGCATATGAGCTCTTTTAGGAATGATTCCTTTTTGTTTTAGCTTAGGCACTATGTTTCTCATATACCAGGTACCTGAACGTAAATCATTAAAGTATCTATTCATCACACGATAATCTTCTTTATTCATTGCTGCTAAATCTTTACCAACTAATCCTCTTGTAAGTAAATTAATGTTTTCAGCTATATCTTTTGAATTGTCACCAAATCTAGATTTATAATGATTAATATTATCAGCTAACATATCAACTAAATCTCTCAATTCTGCGTCTTTTATTTCACCTCTGTTTAATTTCTCAAAACCACTATAATGATTGGTATCTATTTCCACTTCTGCTTCTTTACCTTCACTATCAGAAACCTTCATCTTTAATGGTTCATCAGCAGCTTTATTATTTTCTTTAGTAGCTTCTGCTAATTTCTTAGGAGGCTCATAAGTTGTAATTAACTTTTCATTATATCTGTTCATTAAATCTAATATAATTTTATCATTAACAGACTCACTGTTAAAACCTGCTCTATTTAAAGATGTTCCAGCAGCTTTATATCTTTCTTGAGCTATAATATTCTTTTCGTGTTTACTTAAATTACCCCAATTTTCAGATTCGTATTTATTAATTTCATCTAATTTAAATCTATCAGCAGAACCTATTAACATTATATCTAATATGTCTTGCTCATCAGGAGTTAAAGGACGTTTCAAAACATTAGTTCCTTTTCCATCCTTACCTTTACCTAATTTAAAGTTTTTAATATACTCATCTGTTAATAGCTGATCTTCGAATGATGTTTCTTTTTCTTCAAACATATCAGCTTCTTGTATTTTTTTACGAGATTTAAAATCTAATGTGTATTGTCTTCTAGCTTGTTGTGCAAATTTAGATAAATGTACTACATTTCTTCTTGGTATCTTACTAGCTTTAATATAATCTCTTAACATTTCAAAGGTAGTAATATCAGTCATATCTCTAACTATAGCATCTTGGCTTAATGTATATAATTCTTCTATGACATCTCTTCTATATGATTCTTCTTTTAAATCTTTTTCAAATCCTTTTCTCATGGGAAAATGAGTATTCGCGACTGCTCTTCTAAAAGCTGCTACAGATTCAACAGCCGCGTTCCTCTTCTCGGGAAGATATAATTGTTCTTTAATAGTGTTCTTAACAACTGGAGTATACTTGACCTTGAATGACGTTCTTCCTAATTGTTTTTTAAGCCAATCTATATCTTTTCTTTTTATGTCCCATTGCCCATATAAATCTTTTAATCCTTTTTTATCTATTCTTGCAAATACATTATCACTCCAATCTACTTTACCTAATTCTTGTACCATTTTAGGCATCATAGTATTAATCATTTCTGGAGAAAAATCTGTATAAATAGGTTCTGCCATCTCTTGTATCTCAGGGAAATACCATCTTCTTCCTGTATCCCAGTTTCTACCATAGTATGCAGAATTCATTCTTTTTAAAGTCCCCATTAATGATTTACTAGCAAGTTTGTAAATACCAGGATCTTTTTTATCTGTACCTTTTAAAAAATCTTTCATTTTCTTTTTACCTAATGCCTTTTCCATATCTTTAGGAATTTTTACATTAAATAAAGACTCAAATACTTTCCATTGAAAATGAGCTTTACTTTTAAGACCAGCTTCATCTAAGGGGTCAGAAGGAAATGCTATGCTAGCTCTCATAAGCTCCCTAGCATAAGCTAATTCTTTTGCATCTGTCTTAGGAGATATTTCTATATCAAAAGTATGTTTCTTTTTATTTATAGTCATAGTAAAAGGTACTGTTTCAGACTGTTTAGAACCAGAAAGTGATGCGTGCATTGCAATAGCTGCTTGTCTATTTATAACAGCTGGACCTAATCTAGCACGTCCATCTGCAGCTCTCATAGATATATCTTCTCTTAACATAGGGTCCCAAACTGCACTTTGTTCTTGAAATACTTTCATTTCTTCTGGATTATTACGAGTAAGAATATCTCTAAAATCTTCTTTATTATCTTTGATTATTCCTTTTGCATCACCAGTACTAGAAAATTCATATTTGTTTTTACCATACATATCTCTATAACTTTTAGGCATACCAAAGAAAGCAAAAGCTTTATCACCATCTAAATCAGCACCACCTAATGCTTGCATAGTTCTTGGATGTAATAATATACCTTTACCATTAATACCAGTAAATCCTGCGAATTTTAAATCATGTGCGCCTGATAAAGAGTCCATAGGAACACGAACAACAACAGCATGTAGAAAATCTTCAAATTTCTTTCCAACTAATTGTTTATTATCTTTCATTTCTTGATATTTATCCCACAACTTACCTAATGTTCTAGGAGCTTTTTCTCCAACAAACACATCTTTAGGAACTTGTATTTTCATATGTCTGTACATATCATCTAAAAAGAATATACTATCATCTTTATCTAATCTTTTCATGTTCTTATCTGCACGTAGCCATGGATCATATGGTCTCATTCTACCTGATATACTATTAGGCATTGATGGCCTAGTTACTTGATATACTACAAAATTTCTCATAGCTTGCATTCTAAAATCTCTAACAAATTTATGGAACCATATAGGAGTAGTATCTCCCCCCATTTGCCCTTCTAATGCTAATAGTCTATCCATTAATGTTTTGAAACTAGCAGACTCCTGATAATATTCAGCCCCTTCTTTTTGAGTCAATTCTCCATCATTAATTTTATCCATAATGATTTCATCAGTTTTCTTGACTATCTTTCTATACGCTTTAGTAGTAAACTCTTGAGCATATGGAGTTTTTATTGCTTTTAATAATTGGTCAACACCTATTTTATCTATATTGTTAAGAAGAAACTCAACTTTCTTAGCTCTTTCTTTAGGTTTTAAATCACCATAATTATCCATTAAATCTTGTAATTTAGAGTTAAAAGGTTTAGAACCTCTGAAATTTTCTCCTATTATTTCTTCAAACATCCTATCTAAAGACTTTTGGTATTTAGCTTCTAGTTTAGGATCACCTTTAGTAGCAAAATTATAAGCTGTTAAATTTGTCAGCATTTGCTTTGGAAGTCTTTGATTTTGTAATTGGTGTTCAGTATCTTTTTCAGATAAAGAACCTTTAATATGTGCTATATCCATACCATATATCATATCTGTTTCTTGAGGATTTGCTTTTTTACCACCTATAGTAAATCTAGGTTCTTTATAAGCTTTAGAAGCAGAGAATAAATCAAAATAGTCTCTATTACCTGATTGTTTTGCAGCTGAACGAGGTATTAACATGTGTATACCTTGTTTTCTCATCCATTTAGAAGCTTCAGGTGTCACTTTATGGAACATAAATTTACCTAATAAAGCACCATGTTCTGAATGGGGAGATACTATAAAAGATTTATTTTGACCAGATTCAGGCATACCAAAACTTTCATTTAATGCATCAACAAAACCTTCTTCTGCTAATATAGCTCCATCAGTTGCTTCAGTATATTTTCTAGCTAAGGATTTAGCATTTAATCCTTTTTCAGAAGCGTCTTCAAACAACATGTATTTAAATTGACTGTCTTTTAATTCACCCAGTTTAAATCTTTTTTTGTTCTTTAAAAAGAAAGCACGATCAGCTGAATAGCCATTAGTGAACCATATTTGCTGTCTTTTATTCCAATCAATTACACCTTTTTTCATACCAACACGATCTTTCATTGCTAGTAATTTTTTAATACCTGCTACGTCGGGAGTAAAGCCATTCATCTCAGCTTCATATAAAGCATTTGATATAATCATTTTTTTATATCGCATTTCCATTTTAGGTTTAAGTGTTTTACCTTGTGCTGTAAGTAAGCTTTTAGTAGCATACTTCTTAACCCAAGTAGGCATATTATCTAATTTAAATTCTGGTATTTCTTCTAACATTTTATCAACGTGAATTTTTCTAACTGGAACTTTTGGGTGTACTTTTACAAAATACATTCTTTCTGCATCACCACGACCTCCATATGCATACATATTATGATTAGTAAACATTTTTTCATATATATCAGCTAATGTTTTATTCCATGCGTCATCACTCTTAGTTTTATCTTTTAATCTTTCTTTTTGTTGACCAAAAGAATATTCTCTAAATCTACCATTTTGACCTTCAACAAAATGATCAAGTATGGCATAGCCATGGCCCGACTTACCATGACTTTGCCACACATGAGAAATCCACATTTCAGGAGCTCTTTGTCTTTTATCATTTTGAGCTAAATTTTTAGAAGCTATAGGCTTATCAGATATCTTCCCGTTTGTGACAGTAAAGTGAGGAACCTGGACTCCAGCATTACGTAAAAATAATTGCTGTTTCATTTCAAGTAGTTTACTATCTTTTAAAGTAATACCCCATTCTCTATCCATTCCTTTTTTGACTATATCCATAGAATCTTCTATTTTATAACTCAAGCCATCTTTTAATTTAGAACTAGAGGCTTTATCTAAAATCTTATCAAGTTTTTTAGCCATCTTATGTATCTTAGCAGTATCATCTAAGTGAATACCTGCTAATTCTCTTTTAACATAACTAACTGTTCTGTTTGATACTGGAGTAGCTGATGTTTGCTTTGAGTCATCAAGTTGACCTTTAACGCTAACATCTTCTCCTTTTTTAGACTTTTTAAGTGGTTTAACATCAGGCCCTTCTACACTTCCACTTGCTAATATATCTTGTAAACTAGGTTCTCCTAAATTCTCTTCTTTTATAATTTTGTGCTTTTCAGCGTCGTTTTTTTCTCCCCCTACTGCTGATACTATTTTTTCTTTTTCTGCCTTAATTTTAGCTTTTTCGGCCTTAGATTTCTCTATTGGCTCTCCAAAAGTCGCTTTATACACATCTTCTATGGCTTCTTCAGCACCTTTTGGCATTATATAATTCTTTCCTTTTAGAACTCCTCTACTGCCAATACCTGCAAAGTCAGGAGTTAATTTAGGAGCTTTTTCTTTTTCCCAAATTCTTTTAGACCTATTCCATTTATGCCATCCTTTATCAACGGTATCCCATACATGTATTTCTCTACCTTGCATATCTTTAGCCATTGCTATAGCCCAACCTGTACCACCTCTTACTTCGTTAATAGGAGGATCTTTTTTACCTCTTTTACCTTTTCTAACAATACTGCCTATAGCAAACACTCCATCAGAATGTACTACTTGATGATAATTTCTTCTAAGTAAATCTAGAGTATATTTTTTTCTACCTGTTGTTTTACCTAGTCTTTTACTAGCCTTTTCTACAGCTATATTGCCCTCAGCTAATGCTTTATCATTTAGTTTATATACATCTCCTTTTAATTTAGGTGCTGTTTTATGTCCTTTAAAAGAATAATGCACAACGTTGTCAACTCCATATCTAAGGCCAATTTCTGCCCATTTAGCATCAGAACCGATAGCTCCACCAGACCCCATTACATATTTATGCTCTTGGCCTTTCATAGGAATTACTAATCTAGCTCCATGTTTTAATTTGCCTGTATCAGTAAAACCTTCTTCAACAGGCATTTCTAAATCGTCTATAAATGATTTAGCATCATCTTCGCCTAATATATCCTCAAGCATTTTATAACCTGCGGTTCTACTATCTGATTTGTATCCCCATAGATTTGCAGCTTCTTCTTTAACAGATTCTTGTACTCTTTCTGATAACTTGCCCCATCCTTTTGTGAGCTCTGGCACATAATTAAGATCATTTGAAGTTTCTTTCATTATAAACTTCTGAAGTCTTTCACCTTTATAACCTTTTTCCATGCCTACTTTTTGAGCATTTCTTATTGTTTCTGAGTTAGATTTTTCCATTTTTTGTAGGAATTTATTTCTGCCCATTTCAACAGCAGTAGTTTCTTGTGCTCCAAAATAAGCACCTAGTAAATAATGATACACCTGTTGAGCAGTAGTATCGCCTCTTAATGTAGAAGGTAGCCCATCAAATAACGAACCAGCCAGTCCTCTTAATGCTCTATCTTGTTTTTGGTCTAATGTTAATACTTGTTTAGCAGGCTTAGGTCTACCTAAATGGTCTTTTTCAACAGTTCTTACTAAAGTTCTAGCTCCACCTTTATTGATCATATTAGCTATCCCTCTAAATGCTCCACCCATAACACCACCATGTACTCCAGCTTGAATCATCCCATCTATACCTTGTTGCCATGCTCCTACAGCTGATGCAGTTCCTAAATGAAAAGCTCCTTCAATCATATGTGAAGGCACATCTTTATTTAAGAAATTAGCAGCATCTGCTACAGCTTTAGATCTCATGTTCATAGCATTGTCTAATATCTTTTTGCTAACAGGAGTTACAGCTTTCTGTAATTGAGATGCTGCAAGCATTGGAACAGATTTTCCTCTAAGAGCTTGAGCAGCGCTAACCATTTTAGTAGCATTTAATGCTTTTAATGGAGCAGTAGGTATAAAGCCAACAAATCCAGCTAAATGACCTAAAGAGTTGGCAATGGCTTCTGCATCATTTCGGGGTTCATCGCCTACTTCGAATGTAGTAAAGCCTGATAAGAAACCACTGCCAAGTTTCTGTAATAATCTTTTAAATTTAATTTCATCATCATGTGCAGTAACTCTATTTTCATCTATTTGTATACCATAATGATTTGCATGGGAATGCAATACGTCTAATTGTGCTTGTGGAAATGTATGTGGGGCGACATAATACGCCTGAACTCTTCTTTGTGTGTCTTGTTCTGACCAAGAAGGTTTAAAAGCAGACTCATCAAAATAGTCTTTTTCCCCCGAGATGAAGCCCATTTTAGCCTCCTATGCTACTAAATCCGTAAAACTCGCTTAATAATTTTACTATATCACTTTTATTTACAGCTTTACTACCTACAGACTTAGGTAATAATCCTTTAATTGTACTAATAGCTAAATTTATATCAGTATTAGGGTCATTTAATATAGCATCTATTTGTGCTACTTTATTTTTATCAGCTAATAAAGACTTTAATCCTTTTTCTGATTTTGCACCGACACCTTTTTTACCAATTAAACTATTAATCAATACTTCAGCTTTAGTTTGTGTTCCAGTAGCTGCTGCAGTAGCAGCTCCCTTCCCAATTCCTTTGGATGCTCTATATACAGCAGATTCAAGACCTTTTCCTACTGCACCAATCTTGGTAGCAGTATCAACTTTTTGAGCAGCAGTAGTTAATTCACCTGCTTTGTCTATAGCTGCAAGAGCTCCTGATTTGTCACCTTTTTTAACAAGCCCTTTAGCTGTCTTTGTTATATCCTTAACAGCCATTTTAGATATATTTTGACCTTGTCCTGAAGCCATTACAGTTTCTGCTAAATTGCCTACCATCCCGCCTTGTTTTGCTGCTCCTGCTATAGTAGGTGCTAACATTTTCTTAGCTCCTAAAGCAGCTCCTGCAGTAGTAAATTGACCTACTCCACTTTGAGCAAATTTAGTCATGCTTTTACCTAATAAAGAAGTACCACCTGTTAATAAAGCAGCGCTTGCTAAACCTGCACCTTTACCAAACTTTCTAGCAGTTGAAGTAGCGTCACTAGAATACCAACTGTCTGGAAGTAAGTCCCATAAAAATGAATCTATAAAACCTCCAGCTGCAGCCCCAGCATTTCGTATAACGCCAGCACCTGCTCTTTGAAATGGTATCCCATATTGAGCAGCGTATTGTTCTATTTGCATAGCATATGCATCGTCATATCTAGAAGGATTAGCATTATAAGTAGTTATCATAGCCTCTACTCTTCTTCTCTCCTTCATTAAATGTCTTTCTTCAGGCGTCAATATATTTGTATCAGGCCTTTGTGGTCCTGGTGAATGTCCTGCTAATTGTCTTGGTGTTGATCCTAACATTATTAATCTCCTCTTTGAGCCCAACCATCAGGCATATCTGTGGCGTCACCACCTCTGAATCCTTCTGTTTGTTTAAGCATGTTTTTACCATCATATACAGTTACGTCATCTCTCCAGTAATCTTTATTGGATTCTTGCCAATAAATCCTACCATCATCTCCTAATCTTCCAATCCATCTATCGTTACCTGAGAATCTTTTTCTTATACCCCTAGTGCCTCTTTCTTGATCAGACCATGGCCCTAAAGTAAAATCATCTTCCCAAAATTCAAATAATTCATTACCATTATCATCTACAAAAGCGTTAACCTTAACATTATCTAAATCATCCTCACTAGTAGTTTTTAAATCGTAAGCAAAATCTTTTATAGCTTTAGATACTTTATTTTTATCTGTTTTGTCAAAAACATTAAATGTGTCTTCTAAATCCCATTGTAAATCCCTATTAACTCCCCAAGCTGAAAAATTATCACTAGCTTGGTCTAAATAGTCTTGAGCTTTCATACCCTCTTTGCTTATTGACCAATCTCCATAACTAACATCTGAATCAAAATCGCCAGTTGCAGGTACTGCATTAGGGTTGTTTATTGTTTGGTTTACCCACAATTCATCAAAACCAGGCTGATCACCATATTCTTTCCTAAATAATTCTAAAACTTTTTGAGTGTCATTTTGAATTCCATGGACTCTATTACCCCAATCTGCTAAATCAAAACCTAGTTTTGTATTAAAATCAAATTGAGAATTTCCTTCTAATTGAGTCCAAGCTTGTCTAAATTCTTCTAGTGATATATTTTTATCGACACCATCGTAATTAGATATAAATTTATTATATTTATCTTCTATTTGAATATCATTATAAGGTGTTAAATTTTTACCTAAATCTTTATTTAAAACGAAAGATTCAGTACCGTCTGCATTTGTAATATATTCTCCTAAACCTTGCTCATAAGCTGGAGCAAAGTTAGCAAGTTCTGAGCCTATGAATTGATTTAAATTGTCGTCAGCTATATTATCTTCTTCTACTCTTTTTAAACCCTTAGCTTCATACTCAGAACGCATAACATTCCAATCCATAGTTCTTTTAGCTAATTCGTTTTTAAGCTTTTGAGATTCTTTTGTATAAGGGTGAAGTTCATTTGCTCTAGTATTTGCGTCTAAACTAACTTGTCTGTTTACGGCACTAGTTTGCATATAATCTGCTAATTGAGTATCTAGTCTATCTTCAGTCCTATTAAACATTTTTTCATTAGATTCAATTTGAGTCTCTAATCTATCTTTAGCAGCTTCTTGCTGTTTTCTAACTATTCTTTCATTTGAAGATATTTGTGCAGCTTGTCTAATATATGAATTTAAATCTTTATTGACATTATAATTAGGTTGTTTGTAATCTCCGTAAAATGGATGTGCCATATATCTCCTTAAGTAAACGCAGTATCGCTATTATTTGTTATTATATCAGAAGCCGCTTCGCCTTCCATAGTATTTTCTAAGAAATTAAGCCAATCATCATCAGTTTCACCTTTAAGCTGAGTTGAATACTCTCTTTCAATATCATCTTCCCCTATCCATTTAAAAGTCCTATTTCTAAGCTCTCTGTTCTCTGCAAAAGAATCCCTAAAACTTTGCTTATATTTTTCGCTTTTTTGAACAGGATATAATGGGTTACCATCACTACCAGGAAGTTCTACATCAGCTGTAATAGTTTGGGCTGATTCATAATTTTCTTGTTTCTGCTGAACATTGTCAAAAGCAGATGATTCGCTAAAGAAGGAAGGGTCTGCTCCAGTAAAGTTAGAACCAAACGCTCTAATTGAAGCGCCTATCATTCCTCCAATACCTCCTCCTTTTTTTCCTCCAAGTATAGTGCCTGCTCCTATAGCATTAGGGTCATGTGCACTAGCTTGAGATAACCAGTGGTCAGTACTGAAACCCTCTCCAGTCCACCAATTCTTTTTACCTTCACTGTTAACTTGTGTATTGAAATTGGAACCTTTACCATTAACTTGCAAATTTTCTTGTTTTGGACCACCAACTCTAGTATATACTGCATCTTCAGGGGTTGCCTTTTTAAGTTCATCATAACTAGGCATTATAGAGCCTACTTTGTTTATCGTTTCGTTAAACTTACTTTCTTTCTTAATCAAAGAACCTGGTTGAGAATGATAGTTTGACGTGTTTATATTTGCTGATTTAGCTTCTGCTCCCATTATAACCCCTTACCTAGATAAACCACTAAATAGACCTGAAAAACCACCACCTGCAATCATACCTAAGGTTTGACCAAAGGCATTTTTATTAGCAGTGTTTTGTAGCATAGTATTTACAGCAGCTTGATTTGCTCCACCTATCATTTGACCCATAGTTCCTCCAGCTTGCATAGCTTGTCCAGCAAATCCTTGAGATGCTTGGAGTAAACCCATCCCTTGTCTTTGTTGTTGGTCTAATCCTTGTTGAACAGCCATTAGTCCCTGTTGTTGTCCCTGTAATCCCATTTGTGCTTGTTGAGCAGCGGCTATACCAGAACCTGCCATACCACCTCTAGCAGCATTAGCCATAGCCATACGTTGCTGAGTAGCCATTAAATCTTGCTGTTGACCCATAATGTTTTCTTTCATTCTTTGGTTCATTTCACTATCAGGATCCATAGCAGCTCTGCTTTGTTCCCACATTTCAGCAGAACGAGATTGAGCAGTAGACATAAGCTCTTCGAATTGCTCAATAGGCATATCTCTTAGCATTGTACTTCTTACTAGATTTGGGTCTGTCGAACTAGCTCCCATTATTCTCCTTTATTTTGTCTGTTTCATAAGTGAGTAATATACTTGTATTCTCACCTCTTACAGCCTTAAAACCTAAATACAAAAACAACTTTAAAACGTCATTGCCATTTAAACTATCTAATTGTACAGTAGCCATTATACCATGCAATTTATCTTTCTTTACGACATTTTTAAGTAAATTAAATAATTGCCTTGGTGATGACTTTGTAGTCAAGCCTCTTTCAGAAGGCTCTACATAGAAATCTTGTATAAAAAGAACTGGCTTATTATTAACTAACTGTTTACCATAAACAGCATATCCACCTGGTACTTCTGCGACCTCATGGCCGTATCTTTCTTTAACATATCCTTTGAGTAGCTTTAACCCCATAAAAACCTCACTATTATTCGTTTATATTATAAGTATTTATCGTTAATAAAACAAGTATTTTATTTAGCTGATAGAAAAGATTTTCTTAATGCATCCTTATCATCTTGATCTTCTCTATCCTTTTCTATTAAAGATATCTTACTTCTGTCTAAATCTTTTTTAATTAAATCTGCTGAAACTTTATACCATACTTTGTTTTCATTATCCTTAACATATAGTTCTTTTCCAACTACTTTTACATTAAAAGATAATTTTGTACGCTTTAATTTTAAAACTTCTTCTTTTAATGAATTGTTTTCTTGTTTTAGTATATCAATTTCTCTATCATTTTCTTTTGATAGTTTTTCTATTAGAACACTATCTTCTTGTTCTTTCTGAGATTCTATACCAGAAGACTCAGGGTCTCCTTTTCTTTGCTTAGTTAACATAAGCCTCATTATTCTTTGAAAATTACCTATCATTTAATTGGCTTCTGTCTCCATATTATTGTTAAAGAAGATATAGTAGCAGGGTATAAGTTATCACTTTCATCTCCACCGCTAACAACCATAACTTGAATCCATCTACCTCTTCTTAAAGATTTTGGTATTTTAAAATCTGTGCTTATATCTGATGTAACTCCTAATGTAGTATAAGAAGAAGAATTATCAGTTCTTATAAATACTGTAATCTTTCCAGATGATTTTAATTTTACTAATCTTACTTTATAAAACATTTTCTTTTGAGAGGCTGCTCTCATATTAATCCTCTTTGATACCCAAGAAAAAGATTTATAAGAATCTGAAGCTTCTGCTTCTAATAATGGAAAAACATTACTTAGTACTGCATCTTTGCCTATAAATATTTCACCTTTTTTACCCATAAATGTATTTAAAATATTTTCATTATTATCAGTAGCGCTAATTTTAGGAACACTTTCTATGTCCCATCTTTTAGATAAAGGACTATACCAATAAATGTTTTTACTAACTCCAGTAAAATCTTCTATTTCAATAGGATCAGGTTCTACATAAGTATATTCTGGATTTATATCACAATTAGATTCAGAAAAAGGAGTAAAATATGCAGGAGAAGACATACGTTCAGGTTTAGTAGTTTTACGACCTACACAAACATGTGCAATTACAGGGCTAGTTGGGTTTAATTGAGAAGGATGTTCCCAGCCTCCAAATGGAAAAACACAATCTTTTTCATATGCAAGACACCCATAATCAACTTTAAATTTAAGTTGACTATGATTATCTATTTCACCACTTAAAGTGTCAAAAACTCCCAAAAACCATGGATCTCCTTTTATAACATAGGTAGATATATTACCTCCATTAACTGGGGCTAATGTAATTATTTTTTCTACATACTGCCCATCCCATGCATCAATATCTGTAGCGGTAGGCATATGTTCTTCCATTACATGAAAACCTACTCTACTTATTGAATTATATTTTTGAGACATATATATATCTGCTTCAGTTACTTCATAATTATCATCAGCTTGTTTTTCTAAAAGCCATCTATCTCCTAATGAAGTATGATTATAAGCATAGTCATAAGACCAGTATCCATTGTCCATTGCAGTATAAATATTATCTGCAGCAAAAGACATACCGTTAGCTAATAAGTACTTTTGAAGAACAGGCCAAGTTGAAAAACCAGCAATAATACATTGTTGGTTAGGAAATTCGCCACTTGAAGCTGCTGAATATTCCCAACCATCTGGCCCAGGAAAAGCCCAATTTAATATCCCTAAAGTATCAATTGTGTATTCTTGCCCAAAAGGAAATAGCCTGTTAATATTTCCTTGCACTGATCCGTTTCCTGATGGCCAAACAAAATCCCAAGTAGAAAACGAGGATATATAATTCCCAGCCCAGTCTAGGATTCCTGCTACAGCTATATTATCGTAAGATTCATATCCTTCTCCAGTTGAGCTTAAACCTGCCCATGAATAAAGATCATGCTCAAAATTATCTACTTCATGTGGACCTGTTGTTTGAAGTAAATCTAAATCACCTTGGCTTGTATTGTTAGTATACAATATCGGGATATCAGAAGTAAAAGAACTAGTTAATCTTCTTTGACCTGTGGCTTCTGCTGGATTTGCACTCTCAACAGGATTTAAAGAAAAATCAGGCCCTTTGTTGTTAACAGTTATTATAATAGATTCTTCAGTACTTTGTGTTGAATATTCATTTTGATTTGTAAATGTTTCAGTAAAAAGCCTCATTCCATAACCACCTCCTTGATATGGAGTTGGAGTGATACTTTCAATTACAGGAGCACTAGGATTGTATCTTCCACATAAAACTAAATATTCATAATCTCCATCTTGCTCAAAAGTAGTATCTATAGGATGCACTAATCTTTTATAACTTTTTAATGTTGCTGCATCTAAACTATTTGCATTTGTAATACCTTTTGATGTCAATGTTCCAAAGAAATCCCACCATGGAGCATCTATTAAATCTGATTTCAAGTAATCGTTATAAACAGGAGCTTCGTTTTCATCTGCTACTTCTGTAAAATTACCACTTTCTGTTATGTTAATTATTCTACATATAAAATCATCAGGAACACTTTGACTGTCAAATGTAAATACTAATTCATTATCTAGTCTTAAATAATATTGAGATATTCTAGCTTGTCCACTAGGATAACCTCCTGTTTCAGGATTAAAATTTGGAATACCTCCATCCCAAGCAGTACTAAATTGAAAGTTTGTTAAGTAAGTATAAATTGTCGCAATGTAACTGTAATAATTTTGGTCTCCTCCATCTCCATAACCATAAGCTGCTATTCCCATTGAAGTATGTAGTTGATTTAAAAAAGCTTCTGTTAAATTATTTAAATGATTATTATCATATAATTCTTTAATCAACTCTGGCATTGTTTGACCTTGATTATGGCTTCTAAACCAATCTGTTTGATAAGAACTATCCCACTTCCTTCTTAAAAAAGGACTTGTACACATACTAAAACGAAACTCATCAGTATCAGTTGAAGCCGTTGAAGAAGCATATGATCTTCCTTCTGCCCATTCTGCAAACGTAACAGTTCCTAAACTTCTTAATTTAGCTCCATTCCATTTAGGATAATGTTCAATAGTTGTTACTGCCAAAGAACCTTCAGTTCCATCGTAATTTGTCCCAAGTGCATCATTAATATCTTGAGCATCGCCATAATGCCCTCCAAGTAGTGTTGTCATATTCCAAGTTTGATTTCCGTCAGAACTTGTTTGTTCGTAGTATTCTAAATAATGTTTTAAATGAAGATTACATTGTACTTCACTTCTAAAAATACCATCTTGAGGTGCAAAGTTATCATTTATACCAGTTAATACTGGTCTAAAATTTACCATTGCACTTCTATTAGGATGCATAGGTAACAAAACATCTTCCCATGGATTTGATAAAGCGGCACTTAAAGGCTCTGATATTGGGAAGTTAGGATTAAGATAGGGTTGTCCCATAGATTCCGCCTGTGAACTTAAAGGACCAAAACCTCCATAAGTTGCTATATCATTATTATCTCCTTGATTTTGTTGATTTGCACAACTAGTAGTACCTGAAATATGAGGCTCATCAGAAAACACCTGATGTCCAGTTGAATAAAAAACCATAAAATACCAAGTACCTTCTCCTGGTGTTGCTAGTCTTTCTATTCTGCCATTAGCCCATTCATCATCAGATGGGTAAATAAAAGTAGACCAATAATTTGTTGAGTCGTAATTTCTATCTGCAAAACGAGTTAACATTGCATTGCTAGGTTCTGGCACATCTCCTGAGAGATCTAAAGAACTATCAAGTGCTACTTCGTTTGTAGGAGAATAAGGACGTGCTACTACTATAAATCCGCCTTGCTTAAATTCATGTGTTATCCCAACACTTTCAGGAGTTCCATATTGAGGATTAAAACAAGGATTCATCATATAGTCTGTTCTTTCAGGGCCTTCATAAAATGGCCCATCACGTCTTACATAACTTACAATGCCAACTCCTCTACGTTCTCCACAAGGGTCGATATTAGCATTAGTAAATCCATTATTAGGAACCGCTAATTGTGCATCAGAAGGGTCAAAAACATATTTGCCTACTGTTTGATCAGGATTGTTAGCTTCTATTGAAGGAACCCACCTACAACCAGTTATTACTACATAGCCATCAAGTATAGGAGTTTCAAAATCTTCATTATTCCCAGGATTATAATCCCAATTAGCTGCTGCTATTGCTTCTGCGGCTTCTCTTGGAGTGCATATTTCGCTTTGTAAGGGGCGACATCGTCCATTAGTTCCTGAACCTGTAAATTCTCCTATATTAAATTCATTTAACTCTTGATTTTTAAATTCAGTCCAACCTATCTCTTCTTCTATATCAGTATTCCAAATAGGAGCACCCAATGCTTCAATTTCTGGTGTTAAAGGAGCTATTACACATTTATGTATGTTAATTGGTGATGTAACTTCTGGAGCAAATTGCCATCCAAAATCGGCAGAAGGTTCATAATGTTCATTTACGTCAGTAAGATTATCATTATCTTCAAATATCCCTCCTAACCATGATATAATAGGATAAGGACTTCCTATCCTTGAACGACTGAACTGATAGACTCCACTGTTCATCCTATCTCCATGCCATATGTCTGCACAAGCATCTGTTTCTAACAATGAACGCATAGTTTCATAATTAAGATTCCAACCATAAGAACCCTCCATATCATGCCCTGGCGTAAGTTCAATAGCTGGAATATCTTCAGATGTTATATTCATTGCTGGAAGCGTCATCATAATACCATTATTAATAAAATATAAATCAGCATTAGTATAGGGTTGATTTGGTTGAAACCAATTAAATAGACCTGTTTCACTGCCACCCATTGACCTAGCACTGTCATAATAATATTGAAGAGTTTCTTCAGTATAATGATGAAACTTAATACCTCCTGGATACCAATTGTCTGGAATGTCAAACCCAAACCTTATCTCTCCTTGAATTGCTCCTGTTTGTGCAGTAAAATTCTGGATATCATTAATATGAGATACTTGTCTGCTAGTTCTTTTTTTCTTTTTACTGAGTGCCATAAGTCCTATTTCTTATTGATTGTTTAAGTATAACTATTGTAGCTAAAATTATTAATTTTGGAGGCAAATTATAAGTAAAAAAAGTGCCTAATTCTTTAATAAGTCTATTGTTTTGACTTAACCAATTATTTAATCTTCCTTCTTTAATTCTTTTAGGAGATTTTGATGATAATATACTAGATTCTAATCTTCTTATCAAACTCAATTGTTTGTTGTTATAAATATAAGTACTCAATGCCTCTTCTTTTGCTTTAGGAAATTGTGTATTAAGTTTCATAGATAATTTTTTATTTAAAATATTTAATATATCTAAACTGTTTTGACCAGATCTTGACACTTCTTCATTTTCAAGTTGTTCATTAGTAAAGAATTGTGTTGGTCTGTATAATTGCATCATTCCAAAAGCTTTTCTTTTTGAATCAAAAATAGCCTGAAAAGGAACATCAGGAGATATTTCTTGCCATCCTATACCATGTTCACTTGTTAAAATTTTATTTCCAACATAATCTATTCCTCCAGTTCTAGGTAATAAATATACGTTTGTTGTATCAAACCAAAACATTCCTGTTTCAGAAACAATAACTGATTCTTTCCCTAAACATCCTATTCCTTCATATGTTTCTCTAACATACATTTGAAGAGGGTCAATAATAAACATTCTGCTATCATCCCATGCATATAAAACATTATTCATAGAAGCTATAGCATTTGGAATATTAGGTAGTTTACAATAATCATTTATCCAGTTAAAAATAGAAAAGTTACCTGGTTGTGACCTAAACAACATATTAGGATAATGCTCTCCTGTTTCTTTAATAGTAGATTTCCCTACAAACATCATATTATTAGACACTGTAGCTAAAGAATAATGTAAAGAAGATGATAACATTGTTGAAGATAATCCAGTTAAAGCTTCATAACTTGGACCTTCTCTGCCATCATCTGTAATTGTTTTCATTCTAGATTCTCCAGTATTAATCCAACCAGTTGCTAAAGATACCTGCTGTACGCTTCTATATAAGGCTTCTTCAGTATCATCCTTTCTCCATAAAGTAACGTGAGTAACTCTTTTACTTACATCTCTTAACTTTAAAGTTATTTTTAAAGAATCATATCCAGAGCTTTGAGCAGCAGTATCTGTAATTAAATTCATATCATGTGTCCATACAGTAGCTCCTAATGGGCTTTCTTGATATCCATCATAAGTAAATGAAAGTCTATAAAAATATTTCTTTTTAGGTTCAAACTTAGCACTACCTGTTCTAACAAAACTAGTATTAGGATGGTCTTCATCTCCTACTACACATGCGTCTTCTTGGTTGTCTTTATCACTCCAACCTACACATCTACCTTCATGATATGTTCCTAATTGATGCCCCACTATAATCAAAGAACCAGGAGCTGTTATTAAGGTAGAACCTATATCTAAAGAATAGGATTGATACGCCATTTTTTCTGCTCCACTGCCCCAAGCACTAGCTTGTTGATGATTTTGTTTTGTTAATAATTTACCAAAAGTTATAGTTCCTGTTCTGCTCATCAATCTATATTCTTCATCACTACTGCTTTCCATACCCCCATCAACATAAGTACTTCCATCATCATTACTACTAGCTGCAACAATAGCATCTTTATAAACAGCAGTATTTACAGATTTATAAGATTCAGGACTTTCATTTATTGTAGAAGTGATGTATTGACTTATTTCTGCCGTTGCTGGACCCAATCCTTCAGCAGCATGATCGTCTGTTGTTTGAGGAATTACCGACCGAGCAATACTTCCACCTACATTTTTTTCTTCTGTAGCATTAGGTCCTGTATGGTCATATTCACATAGGACATTTTCATCTTGAGGATATGTAAAACCTATGACTAATGTTCTTTTATCTGTTGCATCAACTGTCCCTTTAGCTTTTAATGTTATAAAAGGATGCGCTCTTCCTCCAGCTTTTGCATTATCATAAGCTTTAACTATAGTGTTAACAACCTGCTCTCCAGTAGGAGCTCCTAATACACCTGCTGTTCCAGCTGAATCATCTACTCTATGATGTCTATTAACCATCAATGTATTTGTAAATTGAATATCTCCAGATGTAAGGCCAGCCTGTCCCCAATAACTATTCATTTTTTGACCTTCTGCTATACGAGGATCAGGCAAGTCTCCACTATCTGAAGGAAGCAAAGCTGTTGTAGTTGCAGCATTTGCATTATAATCATACATTTCTCCGTCAGCAAAACTATATGTTCCCTCATATAATTCGCAATGAGCTGCATCTAATGTAGTGCTAGTATCATGATTTGCAACAGTATCTACATCATCGAAATTTTTAGGACTCCAAAATCTTATAGTAAATTTATTATGAAGATTTGTATCACCTCTTAAAAAAGGAGTTTTAATGCCTGTAACATGAAAAGCCGTATTTCTTAAAGGACTACAAAATACACTAAAAGCTTTATCTGAAGCAGGACCTGAATATGTTCCTGAAATTGTTGTCTTTGTTAATATAGTATCTGTTTCATAACCAGACATTGCTGGATTAGTTCCTCCCTCAAACCAAAAAGTATGAGCACTAGCACTAAATTCAATTTCAATACGACCATAAATATAATCTCCAGTACTAGGGCTTGATGTAGAAGCTATATTAGCTAATCTCATCGGACTAAACATAGTATAGCCAGTATTTCCTAAATTTGCATAAGGCCCTGTAGTCCAGGGAGTTTTGCTGTAATCTATAATTTCTTCTGCAATTAAATTTGTATTAGTTGAATCTGATTCTTTTACAGATAAAATATTTGTTCCAATTCCCACACTCCCACTTAAAGTTCTTGTTGAATTATTTATCAATCCAATATCTGAGGGAAGATATTCGCTTTTATGTATTTGACCATCTGTATTGTGAAGGCATTCGAAATCTCCATTAGAGTATCTGTAATTATCTTCTTTTATTCCATTAAATTCATTTTCAATTAAATTATTATTACTATCCCATGAAAAATAATTAGCCCAACCAGGACTTGAAGGTCCTATTACTACATAAACTAAACCAGATATTGAAGTAGCTTGATCGTTTTGATAACTATTTACATCTGGATATGCATCATAACAATTAAAGATATGGTCAAAGCTAAAACTTCCAGTGTTTCTTATCCACTCATTAGTTACTAAATGCCTATAATATGTGTCTTCTATATATGCATAAAATCCTATAGTTTTATCTGAATTACTTACTATTGACATAGTATTTTTTATAGGAGTCATACCTCCTCTTGAACCAGCATCTCTATGAGGACCATGATTTCTAGAAAAAACACATATTTCATATGGACGATTTGATGTTGGACTATCAATAGGTCTGTCAATAGCCGTTCCTGCTGGATTGTCTATAAAAGCATTAGTCTCATCGTCCCATATTTTCCCTATATATTCAACTTTAATTCCATTCTCAGGACAAGTGCCATCCCATTCTTCTCTAGTATAAGCTTGACCTATATACTCACTTTCTTGAATACTTGGATTCCAAGGTAGCATAGCATCTTCCCATTCTAACAAAGGCGCACCTAATGCTGATTCACTAGTATTAGCTCTAATTATACATGTAAATCCTGCTGGAACCGCAGTATATTCCATGGATGAAGTATCAGCTAATAAATATAATTGAGCATCAGAAGCAGAGCCTACTTCTACTATGTTAGCTATTGATAAAGTTGAGTCATCACTTCCATATAAGTCCGTTCTATAATCACCAGGAGACCCTAAATCAGGAACTAAATCAGTATCTCCTATCATATTAGCTCTATCTGTATAATTATCATCAACATTGCCATATTTAGCCCATTTAGGCTCGTAATTAACAGGATATGAATGTGTAATAGAAGTAGTATTAATATTACCAGGGTCTATTGTTATTAAATGAACTTCAGAAGAAGCTTTTTCAAAAACCCAAACACCTCCAGATATAGTAAGGCAATTACATGCACATTCAACAGTAATCCCTAATTGATTTGTTTTTAAAGTAGTTCCACTATCTTTATGTATTAAAAATAACGTTGTAGCTCCAGTAACATATCCTAAAATATAGCTTGATAATTGGCCGTTAAGGTTTCCATTTAAAGGAACCATGTTTGTGAAAGTAGTTATACTTGCTTCTCCAGAAGGAGATTTGCATTCAGAGTCATCAATAACGATTGAATTTAAGTTTGTACCAAATTGAGTATGCGTCAATCTTCCTATAAAAAGAGGTTTGTCTAAAATATCAGGACCTGTACCTACGTACAAAGCTCCATTAGCATCGTTCATAGGAACTGTATGCTGCAAAGAACTAACAGACTTAGATCTTTCAGGAAGTAATATTTGTATCTGGTTAGACATGTTAGTGCTAGCTAATTCTGAAAGTAAAATTGGCTTACATCGAGCAAAATAACTTACACCAGTTTGCAATCCTGTATATTTATATTCATATCTTCTTAATTCTCCATCTTCCTTATAATCTAAATTTTCTATAAGAACTTCATCGTATCCATCTAAACCATCATCAAAGTCAGCAGATAGAATCTCTGTTTCTGATTTTTTAAATCTAAACGATTTTATATGTTCTATATCATCTTGATGTATGGAAAAATCAACAATAATTAAGTTTGTTCTTAATTCTTTTATATTAAAATCTACTATATCTCCAAAGCCTGGAACAAAGTCCACATCAAATGCATGAACTATCAAGCTATTAGAATCGGTAGTTTCTCCAGTTAATAAATGACGCCCTGTCATACCACTTGTTAAATCCTGAGATTGGAACCATGCTAAAGTAGTTCCTGGTAGTTGATTAAGAGCAGAGAAAAGATATTCTTCAGGCCCTATAATTTCATTAAGATTTGTACTTTCGCCTAGGGAAGGAATATCTTTTAGAGCTAGCTTTTTCTTATATACTAAACCTCCGTCTCTCATATAAAGAAAGTTAATTGTTCCTGCCCAACTATTAACAACCATTTTAGTCCAAGGTTGTAAAGGTAAACTAGAAGGATCTCCATTAGTAAAATCAATTGAATTAGTTATAAAGCCTATTACAGGATCCACTTCAATATTTTGCACTTTCCAAGAAGGGTCAAAGTTGTTATCTAACACAGCCCAATTAACAATATAATGCATTTTTTCTCTATTTATATCCCATAAATTTCCGAAATAAAAAGCAATTCTTCTGCTATTATCTCTATCAGGTATTATTTGAAGCTCTCCTCCAAATCCTCCTTTATATTCAACTGGATAGCTAAATGCTTCTTCCATTGGAGAATCGTTAAAACTTGGTTCAAAATTACTTCCAATATCTACATTTAAAGCAGTCTTATTCCAATAGAAATATTTTTCTGATGGATTGCTTCCATGGTCTGCATATACATTTAACAGCATATCAGCATTAGGATTCATACTAGGTATCATAGCTGGCACTTCACAACTTACAAAATCTCTTGACCTTCTACCTCCGTCTGTAAAATCATTATTTTCGCCACTATGTGCAGCTTCTAATTCTGCATACCACGTATAAGGAGGAGGAGTCCATGATCCGTCTGGCTCTTGAAACATCCAAGCTCTACCATGATGCATTCTTGAAAAATCACTATCTGTATGGTCTTCCATCCATGCATCATTATATGCTATTTTAGCTTGTTGATTGATTACAAATAATTTAACCCAAGAATATCTATTATGAACCATCCCCATAATATGGTCTGCACTTCCAGTCCAGTCACTTCCATCCCAATAAATCATATTAGGAAATAGAGGATTCGCAAGTCCGTATTGATAATTAAAATTATTACTAGCTACCCATTGATGCCAAGGATGGTTTGGTATTGTATTATGAACATTCAAAAGATTCCCTACAGCAGCACCCGCAGTTTGCAAATCTGCAAGAGACTCTATTAAATCACTATCTTGATTGCTTATCCCTAAATTATAAAATGCATTTGTAGCTGCACCATCTATTCCAAAATTATTAGGTTTCATTTGTGTAAATGAATTTTCCTGAATATTATAACTCCATTTAGAATATGCTATATAAATAGGATTCCAGTGAGCAATGTGTAAAGTTAAAGAAACTTCATTCCATTCTGGATCTATTAAATGATGATATTGCACAGGATGAGCAAAAGCATTCCACCCATTGTAATCATTTGGCGTTACATATACAGGAGTATGGCCTGTAGGATCGACTTCCCAGGTGTCTAATAAAGAATCTCCATGCACATTAAAATGTTCAAAAATAGAACCCAATGCATGATCCAGGCTAGGGCGTAACCCTTGAGATGCCATAAAAGAAACTTTTCTTTCTAATCCAGAGTTTACATCAGATACTCCATAAATTAAACATTCTTCCCAGCTATCTTGTATTTCTGGAGTTCTTGTAGATATTAAATACCATCCTTGAGTATCAGAATCCCAAGTTCCAGAATTATCATTTACGTCAGAATTAGTTTTAAAACAAAATTGGAACCATCTGTTAGCTCCTGGACTATAAAAGGATGTTGTTGTCGTATTACTTCTAATCGCTGTAACACAACCTCCAGATAACATCTGGCTAAAAATATCAGGTATTCCATATGTAGACACTAATTATCACCTTCTATAAAATCATAAAAATCTTCTACAAATCCTACCCTAGCATTTGTTTCTATGAATCCATTTGCACCTAAAGGAGGAGTATAATAAACCATAATATATGTTGGAATAGTATTTCCAGTCCCAATTTTTTGGTCTAATAATAATTTTACTGTTGAATGTGGTTCTGTTAAATTAGCTGCTACTCCAAATTCTTTTTTACCACCTAATGTACCTGCAGGAGCAATAGGGTCTAAATTGACAGAATAAGTAGCTGCATTAATATTTAAATCTTCAGGATCAGGATGAGATATTATTCCTTCATTGAATACTGTTAATTCGTAACTTTGTTTTGGCATAATTCACTCCTAATATTTATCGTCGAAAAAATCTTTTTCTTCTTGCGATTCGTTGTGATTTAAATCAAAATCTGAATACTGTGTCTGATTTTTTTGGTCGTTTTTAATATGATCGTTCATTTGTAGAACTGCGTTTTGTTTATGTTGGTTTGCTCTATTTTTCAATACTAAGCTTTTAGCCATTTTATTTTCATAAATCATATCACCTTGCATTCTTCTTAATGCATCTACACTTTGAGGACCTAATATTCCATCTATTGCCAGAGGTTTTCCATTGGAACCTAAATAACCTGCTTGATTAAGTCTTTTTTGCATTTCCATTACTTGATTTTTATCTCCAGGATTAAAATCTAAAGCAAACTCTCTAGCATTACTAAACTCAGCAGAATATGGTTTGTCTTCAAATTGAGGATTATATACTCTATTATATTGAGCTACATCATATCCAGCCTTTTTATTTAAACCTTTAGGTTGATTTCTAAGATGTCTTGCTTCTCTTCTATCTTTAATTCTTCCAAAGACTCTTTTTTCTTCACCTCCTCTAAAGATACCCTTATCATCAGTCATCTTTTTTTGAAACCATTTTTTTAATAAACCACCTTCCCTAATATTATTTTTAGTAGGAGTACCCACACTTTGATTATCATAATTTTGTTTAATAAACTCATCATTGACACGCGAAGGGTTTTGTTTATACTGACTAACTAAATTCTCAACTTGCTTGTAAGGTGTCTCGCCTTTTAAATGTTTATTTTGTTGAAGCCAAAATTCTTGTTTCTCAAGATCTGTTCTTTGTGACATTTTTTACTCCTTTACGCATAGAATGATTCCTCCTATCATTTGGATTTAATCCTTGATAAGGTTTTCCTGTTGATTTTGTGTACAATACCTTCATAAACTATATTTCCCATCTTTAATTTCAATTACTTTTACAAAATGGCTTTTACCTATAAAGTCTACAACTGCTATTGCATGACTCCAATTAATAGGTCTTCCACCTATAAATTCATTTTTTTCTCTTGACATATCCTTTAAACAACCTATACTATAAGCGCTAATAGTTCCGTTTGCAGATCTATCTGAATACACTTGTATATCATGGTGATGTCCATACATTATACTGCATTTAAATTGCTTACAATGAGCTGCTGCATGATGCATCCCTCCATAATTATGTCCATGATAAAAATGCATATCTCCAATTTTTAATAAATCTCCTGCCCGATGGAATTTATAACCTCTTTCATCAATTTTAATTGCTCGCTTGCAACCATATTGAGGTAGATATGGGAATTGTTCTACAAAATAATCAAGCCATAATTCATGATTACCTTGAATAAAATGCTTCTCTTTTACATTAGCCTTATCAAGAGATTCATCAATTATATCCATTCCTTTATTGACATCTTCAACATCAGTTATAACTTCTGGTAAGTACCACTCTAAATTAGGACGTGCTTTGTTTTTCCACTTCCATTTAGATACACTAGACCATTCTCCTGTATCTCCTAAGTCAATATACCCATCGGGCCTTAATTCTTCTATTATATTACAAAGAGCCTTTATTGCTTTACTATCTGCATAAGGAAAGTGTTTATCAGGCGTTACTATATAACGCTTAGTTAAACTCGCTTTCATCCTGCCACCCCCAATCATTTGGGTTCGTCCAAGTTCCTTGAGCTTTTCTTAATCTTAAAAGTGTTTCTTTTAATTTATATTTTAAATACAAAGCATCACATTCTAAGCATACCCAAAAAACTGAACCTTGAACCCCTAAAACTTCTAAGTTAACAATTTCTTTAGAATCACATTCTTCACATAATTTTGGTCTTTTGCTATCAACATCATGAAACCTTTCCACAGGATTAGACTTCGATGTAAATAAATCTTCAAAAACAACCATATATGTAGTTTCTGATTTTTCTGTTTCCACGACTATTTTTGCAAGGCGATCTTTACTTTTTCCCATAGAACATCATCCAATTGATTTTTTGATGACTTGACAAGATAATCGCCAAGTACTACTAAAATAGATTTTATAACCTGCTCAGTAGCCAAACTCTTTAAAACTGCTCCTAAGATTTTGCCCATATTATTTTTTCTCCTTTTCTAATTGAACTATGATATCTCTAATCCCATTAATATAACCTTTAATATGCTTAACATCCATTTGTGTTATTTTCTGCTGATCAATTAATTTGACTATAATGCCTTCTAATCGTGTAAAGTCTTCCTCTAAGTCTTCCACTAATTCTTTTTGTATCCAATGTTGTTGCTTCCATATAAAGTATCCAAAAGCAATAACTATAGCTACAGGCAATCCAAACCTTTCTAGTATTGCCAATATATCCATTACTTTAATTCTTTGTATATTTTAATGCAAAGATATATAAAAGTCGCAATCCCTACTGCAACCCTAACAGTCAATGGAAGCCATTCCATCCAAGTAACTGCTATGCCACCTGTTCCCACCATTGTTGTTTTTAAACTATCTAAAACCATTATGTCTCCTAAATTGTAAATACTGTTAGTTTAATTTTAGCAGGCCTCATAATATTAGTACTATGACACCTAATAGCAGAAATGTAATTATTTCTTGGTGTTGCTTTTAAAACATCTGAAAAGTTATTTCCTCCTAAGGCACTTTCATAATGTGCAGTATATTCTACACTAGACCATTTAGGAGCTCCTGCAAAAGAAATCCACCCTGTTTGATAATCAATATCTCCAACTACTTTATTACCAATTACTAATTTACCAAAACCATCATCAAACATCATTTCGCTAGTTCTAGTTAATTCCTTTAATCTAGGCTTGCTAAAGTTACTATTTACCGTTGCAAAGGCTGGAAATAATCCAACTCCCCAAACATCTGTATATGTTGCTGTTGCTCCGTTTTTAAAATGAAGAAGAGTTTTATTAGCAGCTGGATCAAATGCATCTTTTTTAGCTGTACTTGTAGCCATTCTAACATCGCCGTTATATAAAGCAAATTGAGGAGCTGGGATAATATTACCTGCTTGATCTTTCCAAGGATCTAAAGCTCTTATCGCAGTATTAATCTTACCTAATACAGACACATTACCAAGACCAGTTCCAAAAGTAGTATCTCTTGTATCTGTTGTAAATTTAACTTCATGATTTGTGCCACCATCAGTTTGAAGTTCGAATCTATATTTTGTATTAGTTGCTAAACCTGTTTTAGTTGTTGAAGTTATATTATTCAATCCAAATTCTACATATGCCTTGTCATAAAACCTAACACATATAGAACCTGGTACATAATGCTGTGTGCTAGTACCACCACTTAAATTAAATAAACCTGTATTACCATTACCTATACCAGTAGTAAGACCTGAGCCAGGAGCATCTTCTAAGTTATAATTAAAACTACCAAATTGGTCTGTTATTATAGTGTCTGCATCTACATTAACTTGGGCATTTGTATATAGTTTGGCTCCAGAAAGTTGATTTTGTAAAGGATGAATCTGCAAAGGTCTTTCATCAGTGCTATCTTTTGCACCTCCATCAAACCCATAATCAAATTTGCCGTTTGCTGCACTAGTTGTTACAGTACTTGTACACACTGCTCTTAATTCAGGCATAATATAACTTGCACCTGGTTTTAATAATTGTTGTATTACACTTACAGCGCTTCCGTATGAATCTGCTGCATTTGTTCCTAATGTCCAATCTGGGTATGTTACAGCTAAACATGCTGTTTGATTTGATACGTTTGTAACAGTTATCATTGCTGCATCTTTTATTTTGCCAGTATTAGTTGATGCCATAGCCGCAGGATCTACCTCAGTTAATAGATTACTAGCATCATTCATAGGACATTCTACTATAGTTTCTTGTTTACTTACATATTCAAAAGACATTGTAGCACCTATTCCTGCAATCGATAAGGAAGCCCTTCTGCCTCTTGCTTTTCCAAATTGTTTATTTATATATTTTTTGCTCATTATTATTACCTTTATCGTTTACTTTAATAGTCGTAAGGCTTAATAAAGCCTCCTCTTTGTCTTTTTCTTCTATAAGTTTTTCTTGCTTCTCTTAACATGCCTTCTGATTTTTGATTAAACATTACAGCTAATTCAGGATTTAAATTACGTGGATCTTGATATCCTTCACTGATAATATGATTTAAACAAGCTTCATCAATAAAGTGCGGAAAAGAAATCTCCTCATTAACTGCATCTGTTGATAAATTAGCAGGTATAGCAGAACCATATATCCTTGCTTTTAGTCCAGTAGTAGCAATCGTTCTCCATTCAGAAGTAACTCCATTTACTGTTTCTGCCTTTTTTTCGGCAAAACAAATATTATCACCTTCAATCCAATATGCATATTCTTTAGTTGCAGCCATTAAAAACTCCTTGGTTCATTTTCATCTTCAATAACAGGTTTCTCTATTCTAGGTATTTTAACTCTGTCTATATATACCTCTTTAATATCCTGTATATGAGGAATGGCAGCAGTTGAAGCACCTCCATCGCCATCTGTATCTCCTACTAACGTTGAATCGTTCAAATCATATATTCTCTTACCAGAGGTTATATCTAAATCCCAAGAAAAATCCATAATATCATATGCCTTAGAAACACTTGTTAAGAATCTATTGACTCTATTTATAATTTCTTTTTCACCCATATGAGGATGATGCTGTTGTACATATTCCATTAATTGTTTTACTGTCATAATTACCTCATGGTTGGTTTACCTCTAGTTGGATTCTCAGTCTGTTCAAAAGACTGATTGTCCATAGCGGTAGACTCTTGTTTAAATAATCTACTTTGTTCAGCGTCAATTTGACCTTTAATAAGCTGCATTTGAGATTGTAATAACTGAACAAGTTCAGAATCTTCTTCCTCCAATACAGCATCTCTTAATTTATAGCCCAATACAAACATACTTGCTGTTAATTTTATCCATCTATATAACTTACTATTAATAGTTGTTATTGAGGTTTCATCTAATTCATCTTGATAGTTCTGTCTATTACCACTGTAAAAGATAGAAGCAGTATTATTAGAACCATCTGTTGTACCTGTTCCAGTAACTTGAGGCGCTACAACTAACGTAGGAACCCCATCTGTCTTTTTTATAGTGTAAACAGGGTCTTCTTTTGTAGCTTCATAGATAGAATTAGTATCTGAATAATCATCAAAAAGCAAAGGACTCACTTCTAAGCAAGTCTTCTTTTGTCCAGTTGCATTATACCTGACAACATACAAAACTACTTTGTCACTTACATCTAGCCCTTGATTAGTATCATATAAAACAGAAGGTTCAAATCCGACTTCAAGTATTAAAGAATCAGGCAAAGCAGCATAAGCAAGCATAACAGCTTCGCCTAAAGCTAACCCTAATTCTCCATCTGAAAAGTCAGACAAATCTCCAGCATGTATCTCTATAGATTGCCTAAAAGTCATTTAAAACCTTAAGGTCTTCTTGGAGGTATTGAAGGTCTTTTTGTACTTTTTAAATATGGCCCTTTTTTACCACTAGCTGAACCTTTTAGATTTTTACTACTTCTATAGTCAGTTCTTCCTTTTGCAGGAGCATCTTTAGCTTTTCTGTATTTTCTTACAGATGGTGCTTTTGCAGCTGCGCTTTTTCCTCTAGTAGCAGCAAAAGGTACCAATGTTGTTTTATGACCGCCACTAGCTTTAGGAGAACCACTTCCCCCACCTCTTTTAGCAAGTCCTTTTCTATTTATTTTTTTCATCTTTTCTCCAGTTTATCCTCTGTAGGCCAGTACGATACCACCAGTAAGTACGGCCTCTACAAAGACTTTTTTAAAATTACCATAAATTGTATCACTATTAAGTATTGTTACTCCATTACCACCAGAAGTGTTGAAATTAGGGGCAGAGCCATCATTTGTTAAATGATCACCTACATTAGATTCAGCTTGAATAGTTACATTATTTCCTATAACTTTAAGTGCAACCCATCCTCTTGTATGACCCCCAAGACAATTACTTGCAACTGCTTCATCTTCATTAACGTATTTGCCAGCTACTCCTATAACATCCCATCCAGTCTGCCCAATACCTATATTTGCTATCTCACTACCCTCATAAGTATGTATACCTTGATTAGGATCTTTTTTAGGCATTTTATCTTTAAATGTTATTGGCATTTTTTCTCCTTATTTTACCTTTATATGATCAGGAGCCACTCCTAATCTTATTAATCCCACACTTCCACCAGAATTTGTGGATTGCGAAAGTCTAATAGATTTTAGTCTTCCTTGTATAATTTGACCATGTTCCATAGCCCAATCATCTAAACTTGTTGTGTCTCCATTTATTTGATAAGCGTCCCAGTATTCTCCAACACCACTCATAGGAGTTATATCTTGACACCCAGAAGGTATATCATCAAACTGATCAATGGTTAAATTTACTGGATTATGCAAACACTCTATTTTAAAAAAACCATTGCTACGTCTATACCAAGCTAAATCATAAAAATACATAGGGCCTGCAAGTGATAATTTATTTTCATATCCACACCAAGGAATTAAATTTTTACCGAATTTATTTTCCATATAATCACCTTTAGGAGGCACTGCTCCTATACTAACTGTAACTTTATTAGGTGTTCCTGATGTTATTGTATTAATTTGCCCTATATAGCAATCAGAGCCACCGCTCCATCCCCATAGGTTATTATTAGTATATTCCACAGACCCATCTACAACATCATCATAATCTAAAACTTGAGTCCATGGTTTTGTAACGTTAGCTGCAAAGTCCATCATAACATAACTGCCTGCTCCGCCAAATGCATTAAAGGTAGCATGACTGACTTCGTATGTTTTTTCTGTAATAGGTGCATATATAGCCATGGTATCAATAGCAAAGCTAAAACCTGCACTATTTGTATCCTTATGAAGAACTTCAACAACAGATGAACCATTAGTTCCTGAATATTCAAATCTATCAATAAAAGTATACCATTTGTTAGCTTCTGTTAAAGTATATTCTTTATCTAAGACATATCCGCCTGGTCTTGAGACTTTAATCTTTATTGTTTGATTTGGTGTTGTAATCGCTTTTACAACTACCTTGCAATAATATTCTGTAGCAGGAGAACCTGTAATTGTATAACTCGTGGTCTGAATTCCGTTATGACCCCCACTTCCAATAGTATGGTCATGAGTTACTACTATAGAAGTATTTGGTTGTCTATAATCAGGATTTACATACAAAGAATCCATATCCCCATATCCTGCTCCTTCAGTATTAACCCAGGATGAAGCTAATGGAGCAACTGCAAAATTAGTCCATCCTGCGTCTGCAGGAAAATGATGCCAACCATCTGCTAAAATTCCACTATCGGGAGCAGTAGTTTTTACCCCATTCCATAATGAAGGTGCACTAATTGTAGGTGCTGCACCTCCTAATAGTACTGTACTGCCAACTCCGCATTGTAACCAAACATGCTCATCTGAAAATGATGGCATTATCCTATCAAGTACATCTCCATCACTTTTTGGTTTTACTGTAATGATATCTGATTGATTATGAGTCATATTGCTAATAGCACTACTTGAGTAATATGAGTAATTTATATCACTTGTTCTTCTGTTATAGATGTTATTTGAATCTCTATTCATATAGCCCTTAACTTTGGGGGCCCGAAGGCCCCCGAGTTATTTTACAGTTCCTGTTCAGTTATGAACACATCGAATGTATCTGAAGCATCATTACCACTGTATACACCTGCAACTTTATACTTACCCGCAGGGTAAGAAGAGAGGTCTATAACAGCAGATAATGTACCTGCAGCATCGCCACCGTTAGTACCGTCAGACTTGATTTGAGTACCTATATTCGCTAGATGAACATAATTAGTTCCATCATAAGTTCCATATAAGTCTAAATCAAGATTAGCAACTACAGCAGCACTCCAACCGTATGTTACGTGAACATTTCCAAGTTTAGCACTTGAAGGTTCCCATTCGGCAGAATATACTGTGCTAGCATTACCTGCAGTATTAGCAAGGTCTTGCCATGTATTCAATTTACCAACTGTTTTATTAGTCCAGCCAGGATTAGGTTTAACGTTTAACTTCATTTATCTCCCCCTTAACTGAATGTTATCAAAGCATGAGTTTCAGGAAGTTTAATTTCAAGACCAGCTTCAGTTATGATTTGATCTTTTCTTCCATCCATATCGTTTGCTTGAATGTTGGTTTCAATGAATGTATCTCTATTTATACCGTTGCCTACCAAAGGTCTGTAAGCTACGTTATCTAGGTCCACACACATCATAGTGTCTTCAGCATCTAATCTAAATAATGGTTCTTGAACCACAAACAGATTACCGAATATAGTAGAAACTTTCATCACTTCATGACCAAAGTTACCTGTTATATTTTGTATGTCTGCTCTAAAGTTAGATGTTCCTACAGTATTACCCATAAATGAATTATCACCAAGTTTATTCATCCAAGAGATGATTTTTCTAGAAGCCAAAACAAGTTTGTTTCCTGAATTACCAGACTCTGGAGCAAAATAATCTTCCATGATGTCCATAAATGAATCATAAGAACTACCTGCATAAGTCATGTTATAATTTTTGCAACCATTACTACCTTTTGCAAAAGTAACTATACCATTAGTATATCTTCTTGTAGCAGTTTCCAATGCAGAACCAGCTGTAGAACCAGAACCAAATAAGAATGCTTGTTCAAGATCCATCTTATGTTCCATAAGTTTTTCTTGCCACACTCTTTTGAATTCATCTGCAATACCTCTATAACGAGTCGCCATAGCTGTATTAGAGAATAGTGGGATAGCTGTTTTAAAGATCTGACAGTAAGCTTCTTTAGTACTTAGCTCATCTACCCAGCCATCTGGAGAAAGCTGTGCCTCATCGAAAGCTGAACCAATAATTTGGCCATACTTATCATCATGAGTTGCTGCGATTGCTGGTCCACCACTAACTTCTTTACATTTAATTGCGTTAGTACCGTCCCAATGAATTACAGCATAGATATCTCCATCGATTCTAACCATAGTATTACCATTCAAGTCAGCATCTGCATCTGCCTCGAAATGTAACCATGAAGGATCTGTCGCATAATTTGGATTACCATCTGCATCAAAAGTTGGTGTTCCATCTTTTCCATATGCTACTTTAATTGTCAATGTTGCTGTAGAACCTGTACCAGAAACGTTAGTTACTTTAAAGTCTCTACGCTGCCATTGATGTCTCCTTTCCATCCATTTGAAAACAGGATCGTCTGTTGGTTTCTTTGCGACCTTGCTCAAATAAACGAAAAAAGGAGATTGTTGTGGGGCTAGTTCAGCGATTCTTTCACCGAAGTTAAACAACCGTCTATCATTGTTTAACGACAGTCCAGTTGCCGCTTTACCAAACCCTTTAGTGAATTGTGTTGACATGTCTGCCTACTCCTTTACCATTTTACCTTTTATTAAAAAGGGTTTTTTTTGTTAAAATTATCAATCATTTCATCCATAATTGTATCTGTAGTAGATTTTTCTTCACTTTTTCCAGATAAGACTCCCATTGGAGAAGGCACTTGCTGAGCTCTTTTAACTTGTTTAAAAGTTTCAGATGGCTCTGATGCAAATTGCGTATTCCCTACTTCAGTTCCAACTTGTGTCGGAACATTGTTTATGACTTGCTTACCTTTCATTTTATAAAGATCTACTAAGTTTCCGATGCTAAGAGACTCTGGTTGTGACATTGTCTGAATAAAATCATCAGTCTGCTCTGGACTTAATCCATAAGTAGCCTGCACATAATCACTTAACTCACCCATAGCTTGACGATTTTGCTGTTCAGCAACTTCAGCTTGTTCGCGTTCTGTGATTTTACCTTCTATTTGATCCATACGTTCTTGCGCTAAAGCAACATTGTATTGAGCATAAAGGTTATTGTATTTATCCATTCTATCACGCCATTCATCCATAACATCATGATACTGAGCACTTTTACTACTAGGATCACTTATGGCTTCTTCCCTACTATAACCAGCAGGTTTTCTAGGTCTATTAGGCGGTGGAGGAAATTCCTTAGTTTCTTCAGCTACTGCCTCTGTCTGCGCAGGTGCCTGCGGAGCTTGTTGTGTTTGCGCCTTAAGTTGTTCATTCTCAGCTCTTAATTTATCAGCTTGGGATTGCCAATACTGATATCTTTTCTGATCATTAGGGTCAACTTCAGGTGCTGGTACATCTTGAGGTGTTAATTCAGCTTCTGAAGGGTTAGGTATATTTTCTTCCTTTGATTCTAAGTCAATGTCACTATCAGGCTTGTTAGCTTCTGGAAAGGCTTCATTAGTCCAATCTTCAGAAGGTTTAACTATTTCATCTTGTGCTTGAGTGTTATTATCGTTTTCTGCCATTTTCCTTTTCTCCTTTTAGGGGCTCTATTACTTTTTAGAGGTACCCTCTTTTGATTTAAGATCGCGGACCTGTTTTTCAATCATGCCTAAGGTGTCATCAAGACGACGTTCAAATATCTGACCTGCTGCTTTTGACTTAGTCTCAACATCAGCCAGTTTAGTCTTGAATTTCTCAACTTCAACTTTTTGTTTAAGGTTGACATTTTCACGATCACGTGTTTGTTTGTCACCTGTAAGGTCTTTAATAACTTGTTGAGCTTGCTGTAATTGCTGTTGCAATTGTGCGATTAAATCAACACGTTCTAAAACACCTTCCTTGTCAAAAATTTCAGTTTTCTTAAGAACTTCTTGACGGTCGATGATACCAGTTTTAAAGGCCTCCATATAAAATTCCAATTCCGCGTAACGATTGGTAGGAAGGGTACTTCCAGTAACAACAACCACATCATATTTTCCAATAGCTATGTCATTAAAGGTACTTATTTCTTTACCTTTTTTGTCATATAATTTTTTATTAATTACATATTCAGACATAGAGTTATTGGGTTCTACAATTCTAAAAACTTTTTCTGCTTTATATAAAGATTGCTGCATAGGGATAGCTAAGGTTCCTAATCTTCTTAAACCACCTTCTATATCAGCCATCTTAGATTTCATTTTTCTTTGCCCAAACTCATCTAAGCTTACTGTAGCTTTGTATGTTTGGGGAGCTGCCTGCGTATTACCCATCATCATTTCATATAATCCTAATTGATGGTCTATATCAGATTTAGCTGTTATCTCATTTTGATAAAGCTCGTTGGGTAATGGGGTCGGCGCTGCAACCACAGGCTGCCCCATATCAAAGTCGACTTCTATCCCAACGCCAGGCTGTGCCCATTTTTCTTCGAATTCTGCCATATCTACTGAGCCAGCTGGTATGAGCACCTTCATGTTAGTAGATGTGGTAGCGTGCGCAATTATCAAAGAGCGTACTTTATTTATATACTCTTGTAATCCTTTAACCATCCTGACATCAGATACTGGATAAGGAGTACGAGTGTGAATATTCATAAAAGGAACAACAGGATATTTGTCTATAGGTAAAACTCTTTCATATAGTTTTTTGTCACCTATTACAACACAATATTTAATTCTAGTTTCTTGTATTGGCACAACTTCAATAAATCCCATTTGTACCAATTCACCATAATTAGTAGGAGCAATGCTCTCTATATGATCTAACTGTTTACTCTGAGCAGCTAATTGTTGGTATAAATTAACTAACTCTGATTCAAGTTTTTCTCTTGTTCCTTCAACTTCTAATGAATATCTCTCTGGTATAATTTCACCATTTTCTAAAGCTTCGCGTAGCTCATATTCTCTTTCAGTGAACAATACCTCTAGCTCTTCTCTTTTCTTGTCTACTATTTTATTTATTTCACCTTCTGCTATTTTCTGTGCAGCAGAACGTTTCTTCTCTTGGTCCATAACTGCATTTTGAACTTGACCAGCAGTAGTAAGAACTTGGTTGCCATATATATAAGCTTTGGTGTTTAGGTATCTTTCCATTTCATCTGGCATAAATACAAATTCTTTTCCAGAGAATTTTTCATGTACTCTAACCATTTCACCACGAACTTTATAATATCTTTCATATCCCCTAACATATTCTTTATCTAAATCAGATGTATCAGTGTCTTGTGGAAAGATAATACCGTCAACCTTAGCTCTTTTAGTTACAGGGTATTGATCATCATCTCCAGCATGGTCAGAAGTTGCTGTTTTAATTGCGCCTTCATACATAGGATATAAATTTATAGCTTGTTCTTTTGTAAACTTTTTAGAAACTATAATATTTTCAGCATCATCAAAAAACCTATCTTTACTATTTGGATCAACATAAACATCTAAAGGGTCTAATGCATGAAAGCATACTTCTCCTTTTCCATGGTCCATAGTAGGGTCGTGATATATTAAAGCCATACCAAGTCCAGTTACATAATAGTCATCTATTATTTGACGCATTTGAGTTTCACCGTCTGATATATCATACATATAAGATAGCATACCATTAAAGACCTGAGCGATTTTTGCGTCAGAATCTTCTCTTGGAGATACTCTAAACCCAGGTCTTCTGGATGTTAACATAGCTTTTGCAGTTTCAACGGCAGGATGAATTCTATTAACAACTATAGGAGCTTGTCCTCTAGCCTTTAAAGTTTCTTCTTGCTCTCTACTCCACTGTTTACCTAATCTAAACTCTCTATCTTCTTGAGCAGATATAGCCCATTCTTCTCGATGTTTAGCGTATTTTTTCCAGATATCGTGAGTTTCGTCAACGAACTTATTGTGCTGTTTAGCCTCTTTTGAGCCCTTTTTCATTAGTCTAATATACCCTTACATAGTCAACCAATCAAGGAATTTCTTTTTCTTTTTTACTTTATTTGGATCTATCGACTCTAATCTGCATGGTCTAGCCTTATCTAAAGCAGTCCAAACAGCATCCATTATATCATCATTTCTACCTTTTGGATAAGATAAAAACTCAGTTCTAGCGTCGGTATCCTGTGGTCTAAAGTAAAATTCACCTTTAGCTAACAACGGTACTAAAGATAAAAGTCTCTCTGATTTTTTGGTTCTTGGTTTAACACCAGCTTCTAAGCCTGGTATATATAAATTATTCTCTAACATCAAATCTTTTGTAGCTACTCTTAAAGCTTCCTGGTAAGCTACAGTCTCTATTTTCATCTTTTTATGTCTAAATTTCTTAAATATTTCTATTATTTTTTTAGGTTGAGCACTAGGAGATATATGTGCTCTAAAGATATCCAATATATATTTATTATTATTATGGTCTATTCCAATAGTAACTATAACAAAAAAGTCTGCTCTTAAAGATAAAGAAGATGCTGGATCTACCCCTCCGAATACTTCTATAGGAATAATTTCTTTTTCTTCTCCTCTTTCTTTAACTAAGCAATTTTGGCCATTAATTCTTTCAAAATCATAATGATGAAACTTTATCCATTCTGGTTTAAAAGGAGCTTCATCTGGAGATTGAGCAATATTCATGTACTCTTGATAAAATCCATTAATATTACCTACACTGGCATATTCTTCTTCTATTGCCTTAATTCTTGTTAAAGGGAATCTTTCAGGCCAAAGACTTGTATTATCATCTTTTAATATAGAATACCATAAAGTTTTCCAAGCAGTAGACTCACGTGCCCAATATAAAAAGCAGTCCTCTGAAATTACCGTCCCTACCATCACAATACGGCCCTCATCACTCAATGATGGAATAACAGCCTCTGTCATCCACTTACGATTCTTTGCTCTTAATTCATCGGTAGTAGCATTCAACTCTGATTCAAAGTCATCTACTATAATTAATGTAGGACGAGTATCTCCTTCAATAAAACCCCTAACTCTTTGTCCTGTTCCTACAGCCACTATTCTAGTACCATTAGCCAATATAACATCAGTGCCACTCCACTTTTTAGCAGTATTAGCACCCATGTCTCCAAATATATCTCTAAATACTTCTGAGTTATTTAAATGGTATTTAATACGAGATAAGAAGTTTATTGACTGAGCTTGTGATTCAGATATAATAACTATAAACTCTTCACCACCTGATGGCTTAAATGCAGCTTTCCACAGAGGATAAATGAGAGATATAACTGTGGATTTAGCATTACCCCTAGGTGCAGCTATTAAAACTCTTGGAATACTCTCATCTTTTATTGCGGAATATATTTCTTTATGAAATGGAGGTGTAGCTTTATTTAAGGCTGTAGGAAAACAAACTCTACCAAAAAGACCTATATCAGCTCTAAGCTTTAATAATAACTCTTTTTTCTCTGAAGCAGCCTCTAAATCATCATGTACATTGCTTACTTCACTTAGCATTCTCTTTTATCTCTACTTTTTCAGCTACTAATGTCTTTTCTTCCTTTGCAATCTCATCTAATAGATTTCTAGTAGAGTATGCCTCTAGTTTTTGAGTAGTTTTTTGTATAGGTTTCTCTTTCATACCTAACATATCCTGTATATTTTCTACTACTTTAAGGTAATTAGATATATCACCTTTATCTTGAGCCATTGTAAGGCCTTTTGTTAGCATATCTATTACATCAGACTCTGTATATCCTTTATCATGTAATAGTTTTTGCAGTTCTTCTCTTATCATTTTACGAAATACCTCCGTTTTCATTGATCTCTTCCACTTTCTCCTCTCTTGAGGAGTAGTAGAGTCAAAAACCATGTCTATTGCAAGGTCATAGTTCATATGTATAGAATAAGCTGTAGCAAGGTTTCTCATGTTATCCTGCCCTGCTCTTACTTCTAATTGTGTTTTGCCCGAAAAAGTCCCATTACTGCGCCTACCAGCCGCTTTAAACTTCTTGCTAGGATACTTATCAGAATAAAAGGCATAGCCCCAAGGTAGACGGATATAAGTATTGCTATTCTTGTTGGCTCCAGGGTACTTCTTTTTCTGGATAACCATAGCAACATACCCATCGTCGCTAACGGCGTAGTCGCCGATCTCTGCTTCTTTCCAGTATTTATATTCAATTCCTTCTTTCTTTGCCTCATCTTCAGTAAAAATGTTATATTGTCTAACGCCTTTACCTTTATGGCGTATAGTTATTTGATACATTACTTTAGTTCGAAGTGTGGTAAATCGTCAAAATTGTTATCATCTACTCGGAAGTTCCCATTCCAGTCTCCTCCCCAGCGAAGAGAAATACCCATCCTATTAGCCACCCCAAGGACGAACCCACCAAAAAGGTGGAAACGTTCTCTATCTTTCCAGTCAATAGGGTAAGGCACGACATCAACAGCGCGACTAGGCTTAGAATTATGCCTACCCATTGGGTAACGGACTTTAGTCTTTCCCTCTTTGAAATACTTGTCTTGTGTTCTTTCATCTCTGTGCCCTTCTAGTACAGAGCAATCTACTGTCTTTATTACTTCATTGAAGACTTTTTGTAAGTCCTCATGGCAGGTTGCTAATTGTTTCCTGCTTCTAGATCCGAATTTAGCCATTATTTCTTCCTCTTAGCTTTACACCCACAATCCATACATATAAAGTCCTTAGGAGCATGTGAGTTCTTTTTTAACTCTTTTATATCTTTAGTATTTAAATCTACTAATTTCTTTAAAACCACAATGTCACCTGAATTCTCAGATACCTTTAAATCGCACTCATTGGGCTCTTCTACGTACTTTTTTGCCTTAGCAAGGTCTTTGGTTAGCTTAGCTATTTTAAAGTGCTTAGCTAGCTGATTTATAAGAACCTTGGTTAATAACTTACCACCTATCACTTCTTGACCTTCTTAAAGATAAAATCTTGTTTCAAGTCTTTTGATAATGTAAAAGGCTTCTTTTTTGTGTAACGACCTAAGAAATCAGTAACTATCTTTCCTGTTTGAGGAAACCTTTGATTCTTAGCCTTAGCTATTTTCTTTTTCATTTAGCTGTCCTTTTTTCTTTCTTATGATGTTTAATAGAGACAATGCATTCCTAGCTATATACTTATCATGAGGGAATTTACCATTCCTATGTCTTAAGTACCTTCTCTCTAGAATATTCTCTCTATCCTTCATTATTAGTCTTTTTTAAACCCTTATAGTGAAAGTAACTAGATAATAGTCTTCTATACTAGTCTTTATTAAAAATAACCCATTTAATTTAATATGCAAGACTTTTCTTTCCAAATTAAAAAAAATTAAATTTTAAAAAATTTTACGTAGATTCTTTGAACGTGATATACACTAACCCATCCCCCTCGGAATTAACGGCAGTGGGGTGCCTCTGCCAGTTGATTCCAGGAGTAGGGATGGTTTAATTAAGTTCGCTCACCAGCTCAGGCCCTAGCCTGAGGGTGAGCTCACCTTCCACCTCTCGCTTTGGAGGCTGTTTGTTGGAGCAACCTCTACCTATAGTACAACGCTATAGGTACACAGTATCCAACACTGAAAGTGAGCGAAATGTCAAAAGACAAACATTACGATAACATTAAGTGTATGAACACTGCTAAAGGTAGCTACAACCGTAGAACCCAAAGGTTCGAGTTCGAACGTGGTGAAGATAACAAACCAATCTACACCAAGTCCTTACTCGTAACCTTCGTAGGCACTACGGATAAGTTCGAGCTACCAAGCACTCTGAACTCAGCTAGAGTAGCCAAGTGGAAAGAGGCCAAGCCCTCTTTGCAACTAGCCGACTCTACCGACTACCATCTTGTACAAGATAGTGTCAATGAGTACGAGGCTACTGAGGAAATGCCTACGGCTACCTCAGCGACGTACAGGCCTGCGGCCACGTTCGTCGAGTAGCTCTGATCACAACGAGGGATCTTATGATCCTTCGTTTTGCTAGTGAATTGATACAGCGCGTAGTAATCTATTATTGCGCGCGCGTATTACACATAATAAGACAATTAGAACAATTAGTGGGAGGTTAGATATGAGATACATTGGTTACTGTACTACAGCCAATGCTTATGTCTTCGCAAGGGATAATAGCGTTGAGACTATCGAAGTTGTTGCAGATAGTTTGCCAATGGCTATTGAACGAGCAAGACAGCACTTCTTCGGAATGGCTTAGCATTGCAAGTTTATTGAATAGGATTCGGGGTGCGAGTGAGCCTGGCAACAGAATACACTCATAACAAGATTTAAATAGAGACAGATATGCATATAGAATGAATATAGGTAGCCATTAGGTGAAGAACCACAGAAAGTGAATAGCGAAAGCGAAAGCTAGTAAGAGTTCAAGGGTAACAGAGTTAACTGACTGTTACTTATTCCTGCATCGGGATAAATAGATGCATATTCTAGCAACTCGAGATTATCTGTCTCTATTATATTTAAGGGTAAATACAGCGATATTAGTGCGCACTAGTATTAATGTATTTTAAATTGTCAACGATGTACAAATGCTTTATCCTAAGGCATCATCGACACTTATTGGAGGATACTCCACAGGATCACTGAATAGTGACTGAAAGACAAGAGTTATAAGTGGTGGCTAGGCAACATATAAATGAGAAATCATTTAGGCCCTCTTCATCTGTGCTACAAGGGCGTGTAACTTGGCATAGGTATGATAATGAACGACAGTTCTATAACGATGTAATAGTCCGCGAAACTATTATGAGTTATGTTGCGATAGCAGCTATTGTACGAAGAGTATCTATACACAAACTAGTTTCCAAGGGGGTGATTCCCCTTGGGACAAGCCCTTAATTTTTTAAAACACTATCAATAAATACAGGAGGGTTTATGGCATATTTAATTATAGCTGTAATATTCTACACATTAGGTATAGTTATTGGTCTAAAATCAAAAACTACAAGGACTATTCTATGTCCTTATGATAATAGACACGAGCTAGTTAAATGGGCTCAACATAGCTATCCTGACACACCACCTTCATTCTTCAAAAAGAAGAATAAGACCTATCTCATATCATTGTGGTATACACAACCAGCATTAAACTCTCCTGAATTACCAAAGAAGATTTATAATAAGGAGGGGATAGATGTATGATCAAAAACTCCTTAAAAGTAGGACAGGAACACTATTATTACAACTTTTTGACGAAATGGAGCGTATTATGAGCCAACTGTATCATATTACTCCATTAGATAGCTCACAAGAGTCAAAAGACCTAGAGGAAAGATATATGAGAGTATACGATAAAATAGAAAATTTACGAAAGATCAGGAACAAAGTTATAAGCAAGAAGAAATACGATATATTCTAAACGAGGGGCGATATATTTGTGACGACCAGCACACTAGTTGGTTGTCGTAATGTGACAGAGTAGTGAATCCCACAACACAACAATGCACTACTCTTTTACCTCGGGAGCCAAGATGTCCTAGCCCTTCAACTTGGCTCCAAACTATTATATCAAAGAGTGGGCGGAGAGTATGGTGGACAGTGGTAAGATAAAGACTGCAGCGAGGCTTACACGAAACTCTTTGATATACTATTAAATGGAGGAAACATCAATGAAGTTAGATACTACAATGATGCAAAGTAAGACAGCTAACGAGTTAATTGATTTTATTGACGATGTAATAGAACAACATGTCAATGACAAGTTAGGTGGGCATTTAAAATATCAATATGAATTGATTAAAAAAGCCCAAAGGGTAGCTAAAGGCTTTGAAAAAAAGTCAAGAGTTCACTATGATTAAGATTTATAGGTTGTTGCCGTAATGAACCATGGACCCTATAAACCGTTGAGATGATGTCGATTAGTGGCATTTACTAATATCTCAACAGAAATGCGAGAGAGTTACGGCTAAAATCACCATTCGTTAATAGCACAGTGATATGTTTTGATACATAGACTACGATGCTTAAGCGTGGTCTCTCTCGCAACGAAATTATACAGATTTTTTTTATAACCAGTCATTAAAATAAGGAGAATGATAAATGGCAGCCATAAAGTTAATGAATAACAGTGCATCATTTAGTGATGCAAGCGTTAATAGCGCAACAGTTAGTGCACTTAGATCAGAGTTATCTTTACCATCAACAGCAGTAATAAATGTTAATGGTACAATAGCTAGCGATAATGATCCTATAAGTGATGGCGATTTTGTAGCAACAGTTACAAACAATAAGACAGGTGGACAGTAGTTCACCGTCACAAGCTAAGGTGTTCAGAGAGGTCGAGCAATTAGGCCTCTCTCTTAGCGAACCAAAACCAAAAGAACACGCAATAAAGGTAGAGGATAATTTCAAAGACTTATATAATCCAGATGTTGATAAATTACTAGAATACATACATATAGGGCCTCAAGGGCCATTATTAGAAAAGCTAGGTCATATTAATCAACGGTATAGAATGGATTTGAAATTTACTAAAACCTTTAGATGGTCACCAGGATATAAGGCTCAATTAGCACATAGACTTAAGAAATGGGCTGGATGGGACAAAAATCCTACATGTGCTGTACATAGAATATTTGATAAAATTAATGACCATGGATATTGGCGCAATAATTTAAAAGATGATATAGTGCGCATGGATAATGATTTAAGAGAAAAAAGAGCTGAAGGTATGGTTTGGCTAGAAGATCCACAATTAATATTAGATGCATTACAAACAGTCAGAGATAAAATAAACGCAGAGTTGCAAATATTAACTAAATTTAAAACTCTTCCAATACAATTGTATATAGATATCTCTAGATATGAAGAAGATGCTCATGAATATTATGGGGATTATGTCCATCAAATAGATTGGGAACACTATAAAGAATATACTCAATGTGATGATGAATATGGAGATTTTTATAATTTCTTTGATAAACATTATATATCTATAACATTATATATGAAAGATTTTAATATAAATGTTACTGATAGTGATGAAAGAGAAGTCGCTAAAATTCCATTTGAAGGACTATCATTACAGTTTCAAGTAAATCTTAATAGGCTTCTTAATAAAATGCAAGGAACTCCATTGCATGAAATAGTACCTACAGGAACCTACGGTTATCATTACAACAATAGAAGAGTTAAACAACTTGTAGATAGAAGAGCTATGATTGAAAGTAAATATGGCTTTACACATCCCTATGTATCAAGCAGAGGAGAAAGAAACTCAGGTGAATGGAGAGGTGTATGTTTAGGAGATTTAGATAGTGAAATGACAACGAGTGCAGCAAGATTAGATATAGCATCGTTAGTATTACACTTTCAAAAATGGGCTACATCATATAGTGTAGGCCATACAAATCCTTTAAATAGAATACAATACTCTCATTTTGGGATGCCCAAAGGATATGATAAGTTTTATGTATCTTCAGTAGGGCAAGATGTTACTCATTGTTTTAATAGAATATCAAGAACAGTAGATCCCGAAGGTTTATTAGCAACAGAAGAAGTAAATAGTGCTATTAAACAAGTATGTGAAGGAATTAAATGTCAGTTAAGAGATAATTGCCGATATTATGCAGAGCTAAAATCTCAAGAGTTAGAACAATCTGAATTAACTGACGAACAGAAGGTTATTATTAAACAAATGCAAGCTTGGGCACAAACAGCCCGAGGGGGAGGATTGAATGGATAATAAAGAAATATATATACAACATAGTAATTGGAAGACAATTATAGACTATGCTGCATCAGCTTATAATCAGTTTAAATGTGAAATAGGTGGTATGGCAATAGTTCATAAAGTAAAAGATGAAGATGATGATGATGTATATATTATAGAAGAGCCTGTAATCTTAAAGCAAGAGATATCAGGAGGTAATACAATACTCGACAAAGAAGCATTAGCAGAGTATTATGTGAAAACTGCAATGAAACATAAAGACAAACGAGACTTACAGTTTCTGTGGTGGCATTCACATCATACTATGGCAGCATTCTGGAGTGGAACAGATCTAACGGCTATTGATGAATTCTCTGACGGGAAAATATCAATGTCATTAGTGGTTAACTTAAGAGAAGAGTATAAATTTAGAATAAATGTATGGGATCCGATAGTAGCACATGAAGATATCGAATTAAATATTATAAATGCACCTAAATTTATGCCTGATGAAAAAGTTAACAAAGAAGTTAAAGCTCTATGCAGTCAAATAAAGAGTATTACGCATAGCACATCATATGGTAGAATGCATTATTCCAAGAAAAACCAAGAACAAGAAGAATTATTTGGTTATAATAAAAGTTTTGGAATTATTGAAT